ACCAAGTGCAGTAAGTGAAGCGAATACAGAATTAGCCCCGTTTTGAGCAGCAGTTGATACTGTCGCTGCCGCACCACCCGTACCGACCGTAACCGTGTAAGCCGTACCTAGGTCAAACGAAGCATTTAGCGCCTCAAGGAATCCACCACCACCACCGCCACCACCCATCTGAGATGCGCCAGAACCACCCGAACCACCGCCCCCGGCAATGATGAGATAGCTAACAACGAAGTCAGAACCAGCAGTTGCGTCAGAACCCGAAGCAGTTTCCGAAATGGAAACGTCAATAACGTTTGTGCCTTGGGTTGTGTCTGAGCCTGTAGCTGTTTCTGCTACGGCTGCTTGTGCATCGAGAAGTGCATCTAGCGTATCGGCAGCGTTGGCCGACTCTTGAATTACCGCATCAATTGGCCCTGTGCCACTGCTAACCGCTGAGAACGGCGAGGCTGAAAATGGATCAAAGCCGAACACATTGTTGCCTTATATGAGCTGTGCGGTGGTGAGGTTGATAATCTGATCAGTCGTGAGGGTTTCTGGGATTGTAATGGGTATTGCTTCTGAAGGCACCTTTTCTGCTCGCTTTACCCATCCCTGCCCTATATACCAGCGCCATGTCCCAGGTTCTGTTGGTTTCGGGGTTAGTACGTGCCATGCTCCAGATGCCCATATGACTTCGTGGTTTTCAGGCACATCTGTCGGAGGCGCAGGAGCCTGTTGCCAGCCTTCAGTACCATCTGTTTCAGTGCTTGGGATAGACCCGTTCTTTGTCCAGTATTGCATGGTCTACCTCTATAACGTGGGAAACGCCGCTGTTGGTGGCGTGAAGTTGGCTGTGTAGCGAGCGTATCCTTTGGTAACGCGAAGGTCTTGGATGTAGCCATAAAACGGATTTACTGGTGTTGTGTCAAAACTTGCGCCAATTCTTGGAACTGTTCTGCTAATGTAAGTGTTTGAATCAGTGTATGTACTACCTACTTGCGTACCACCAACAAACATTTTTGTACTCGTTCCGCTTCTTGCAACGGCAATGTGATACCAAGTATTTATGCTTAACGCTGATGCCCCTTGAATTCTACTGGCCCCATTAAGCCACCATGTAGGCTTACCACTATTTAAGACAAAATGAGACCCTAAAGAAGGGTCTGCTGTTCTTGCATCCCATACCGCTTGATAAGCAGGGGACACTGTGGTTGTATAAAGCCAAAGTTCAAAAGTAAAGTCGCCTGTTCCAAAAGCATAAAAATCAGATACCGGTGGGATGACGGGTAAATAATCAGGTGGTGACCCCGTCCCATCAAAAGCCATACTGCTAGGCGGGAACTTATACTGCGCCGTACTTATCTGAGCATTCCCCACCGTCTCCAAGTCATTCTTGCTCGTAGCGTCATAGACACCAGCGTTGGTGAAGTTGGTGAGAAGTACAGTATTAGTTATTGCTGTTGGAGGTGCTGACGGAGTGAAGTTACTTGTATAAGCCGCAGAACCTTTTAATACCCTAAGCCCAGAAATATAACCAGTAAATGGGCTTCCATATCCACCTTGCCTTCCAATTTCAACGGCAGTTGAGGTGGTTGGTATTGTTGTAGTCCAAGCGCCAGAGCTAACAGAGCCGTTTACGGCCTTATACATTGTGTTTCCGCTTCTACCGAAATACAAATGCACCCATGTATTAGCCTGCACTGCGTTAGTAAGTGTTGATGTTGTACTAGCTGGGATTGCAAACAAAGCGTCCGCATTGTTTAATACAAAAATCCATGATCTGGCCGCACCATCCTTGGTGATAATTGCTTTGCCTCCAGATACATTTGGTACATACACCCAAGCCTCAATAGAAAAATCTCCAGAACCAAAGTCAAAAGCAGAATTATTTGCAATACTCAAATAATCCCCACTACCATCAAAATACCCACTCCCACCATAGGTCGCAGCAGACCACGATGCAGTGGGGTTGAATGGGGAGAAGGCGACTACGGTTGGGGAGCCTGAAGTGGTAAAGACCCAACCATTGCTGCTGTTATCAAGGAAACGATTTGATTGACAAGCAAGAAGCTCAACCTGGGTTGCTGTGGCCCCTTGGCTTGTGGTTGTTAAAGGTGTGGTGCTTGGTGTAAATGCCCCTGTATAAAGAGCGGTTCCAACAGTAAGCCTTACGTTTGAGACATACCCGCTTAGCCTTCTAGCGGAAGTGTTAAATCCTGTTGTCCCAATATATAAGGCAGAAGAATTTGAAAGGTTGTCTGATAAAGTGAATGTGTAAAACAGAGACCCATCGACATAAATCTTTGTTTGATTTGATCCAGTCCCTTCTCTTACTAATGCAATGTGATACCACCGATTAGTAGAAATTGTCGATGTTGAATCGTAATCTGCCACTGTTGTACCAACCCTTATTTTCATGGCCCCTGCTGATGAATACAGCAATGAAACCATCCATGCGCCTGATGCTCCCGATCCAATGTGTAATACAGATCCATACGACTGCGATTGCTGATCAGTTGTTGCATACACCCAAAACTCAGCTGTGAAATTGGACGTTCCTGGTGCAACAACAGATGTTGTTGATGTGTTTGCTAAATAACTACTACCATCAAAATAATTCCCCCACCCAGTCTGACTGAACGGTGAGAACGTACCTTGTGTCGTGTTGCCGTTGCGGGTGATGGTGAAGTTATTGGTAGAACCGTCTAAGAACGTATTGTTCTGCGCCCCATTCGTACCTGTCCCAGGAAGCAGTAGGGTTGTGTAATCAAAGTAAGGGTCGGTCGTTGCAGGGGCGGAGCCAGAAAACGCCGCCGCTATTGCCGCTGTTAATGCGCCAGCCATCAGGTTACCCCCGCTCCAGAAACATACCAAGTATCGGTTGCGACCTTCAACATTGTTGCCATACCTTTAGTTGCCACCGTTCTATTACCCGTCGATCCGTTGGCGAGTTGAAACGTCACGCCAGCACCAGAAATTGTCAAGTTTCCAGAATTGTCATTAACAACAAGAATGACAGTTCCTGTGGCAAGTGGCGTTGTTGCATTTGTGTTTACTGTAAGCGTTGCCGTAGAACCGCCTGTGAAGTAAATGTGCTTACCAGCATCCGTCGCGGCAACTGTTGTGTTCGTGCTTTGCGGGGCGTTGATGTAACCAACGCCATTAGTACCATCTACCGTACAACCAGAGAGCGTACCAGACGATGGAGTACCTAAAGCCCCTCCTGGTTCCACATAATCCGTTCCTGCGCTCGCAGCAGAAATCGCTGTGCCATCACCCTTGAGTACGCCTGTAATCGAGGTTGATAGCGTAATTGCTGGTGTTGTGCTCGCGGTTGCAACTGTACCGGCTAGACCATTAGCCGAAACAACCGAAACCGTGGTTACGCTTCCTGAACCTCCAGACGTAAAAGTCAGATTGCCAGAACCATCGGTAGACAGAAACTGCCCCGATGTTCCGTCCACGCCGGGAAGTGTAAACGTCGTGCTCGATGAAGTATTAGCCGATTGAAGTGTAGTGGCTCCAGTACCACTAGCATTCCCTTTTACGATTAACGCAGACATAACTATTCCTTTTAATACAAAGTCGCTAATGCGCCGGGTTTGAGCACATACCAGCTTTGACTTGTTGGGACGGTCACCGAAACGCCAGAGCCCAGATAAATTGGTCCTACACCAACATTGACGCCTGTGATTGTAGTATCACCGCTACCACCTCCGCCACCTGATATGGTCACAGTAACTGCATTACCTACCGCTGTTGCCGCTACACCTGAACCAACAAAATTGAACGACGATACCGCAGCCGTTATTTGTGTCCCTTCATCGCTAACAGGAATTGTTGCGGCCGCCGTTGGCGTTGCCCATGTACCATCGCCACGCCAGAAAGTTGAAGCGGATGCCAACGTTCCTGAGTTTAGGTTTGTAACAGGCAGATTCCCAGTTACACCTGTAGACAACGGCAGCCCCGTGGCATTTGTTAACGTACCTGATAATGGTGTCCCTAACGCGCCACCATTGACAACAAAAGCACCTGCACTTCCTGTGTTGACGCCTAACGCTGTAACAACACCAGTACCCGTCGTTATTGTTGACGGCGCGACACCGGCACCACCACCAACAACAATTGAGTTAGCCGCCAAGGCACCTGAACTAGCCCAAGTTGTTCCGCTGGAAAAATAAGGTATGCCACCGCTGGTACCAGCGATCGTTAGCGCCAAGGTCCCAGAAGTCGTAATTGGCGATCCAGTGACAGAAACAATACCCCCGGTAAATGTTTGCGCCACGGAAGTTACTGTGCCCGAACCGCTTCCGGTTGCTGTTAATACTCCCGCCGCAAGGTTCAATCCAGACCCAACCGTAATGTTGCTGAATCCGCCGGAGCCATTGTTTGCTAATAATTGTGCAACAGTTCCCGTTGTTGCGGCGGCATAATCAGTGCCTGCGGTCGCGGTCGTGAAACCGGAACCATTTCCTTTAAGAACCCCATTTAGGGTGGTCGATACAGCCAACGTCCCTGATGTCGTGATTGGAGATCCCGTAACCGAAAAACCTGTTGGCATGGTTAAAGCAACGCTAGTAACACTTCCAGAACCGCTTCCTGTGGCGGTTAATGTGCCTGCGCTATAGCTTAAACCCGACCCAACGGTGACATTACTAAAACCTCCAGATCCATTGCTACCTAATAATTGAGTGGCGGTCCCTGTTGTAGCAGGTGCGTAATCAGTGCTTGACACCGCCGCGGAGATAACCCCAGAAGAAGCTTTTAGCAAACCTGTAGTTGTTGCCGCCTTGATTAACTTGCCAGTTACGCCATCAAACAGCGCGATCTGATTATTAACAGAAGAAGAAGGCCCGATAACGTCTCCAACGCCGCCAGAACCAATCGCTGCCCATCCTGCCGATGCCGTATATGACTCAAGAACACCAATGTCGGTGTTATATCGCAAGGCGCCAAACGCTGAAGCACTACGCTGCGCTGTTGTGCCCGATGGCAATACAGCAGATCCGGTACCAGGAAAAACAGGATTGCTTGCGATACTAATTGTTGGATTTCCAAGACTTGTATCGCCGCTTGCGATATTTATTTGATTGGCTGTTCCAATAATCGATACTAAACCGGCGCCAGGACCCGTTGTTCTTGCAACGAAACCAAAACCAGAAGAAATCGCTGCGATTTGCGAGACAAATCCGGAAAGCGATATGGTTGGGTCGGCAGAGGTACCATCTGCATTAGATACGGCCAAGCCACTACCGGAGACCGCTAAGGATCTTGGCGTGATGGTTGTGCCGGACTTAGTCAGAATGCCGTTTCCTGCGCTTACCAAGGATGCTAAGGCGCCCTGCGGAGAGATTTGAAGGGTCCCCTGGGCGCCGCCATCGGTTATACCAAGACCCGCTCCGACGCCGATAGCTCGGCTTAATGTCAGCAAGGGCTGGTTACCTACCGTGATAAACGGGTAATTCAAACTGATGGAACCTGCAATCGCCGCGGTAGTCGTTTGTATAGTCGTGCCGTTTTGGCTAACCGGCACCAGTTCCGTGCCCGTTATAGCACTTCCGGTTGGTAGCTCAGAGATTCGCAAGTTGGGCATATCAGTCTTCCAGGCCGTCGATGTTACCGTTTACCGGGACATTTGCCTGCTCGGGCGAAATGATCGAGGTGTTATACGGATTGGTGATCAGCGCGTCGTTGTCTACGGTTAGTGGCGTATCAGGACGCGGCCACCGAAGCGTAATTCTCTCAGTTTGTCGGGCAGGAAGTCGATAGGGATCGAACTGATCCTTGCATCCCTGGTCGCAAACCATCAACCCAGGGTAATTCGGGTCCGAAGAAAGCTGGACGTAAGCCCTCTTCATGCTGCACCGACCGCATATGGCGATCGAGAGCACCGTATTGCCATGAGTGTCAAGGAATCTAGGCATTATCGGGTGTACATCGAAATATTCGGAGCGAAGTAGATCGGGCTCTTGTCGCGCTCTTCCTGCTCGACGTCGTACAAGGCCTCCTTGGCGTACTTTTCAAGCATAAGGATGCGGTTTTCCTGCACGTCAGGAAGCTCGAGGCTCATCGCATGGGCAAGCATGGCCTGAATGGCCGGAAACCAACGCTGGGGGACCTCGATGGAATCCCTTAGGGCCCCAACATCCTCAATTTGCCGCTGCCGCCAGCAGACCATTTGCACGAAGCTATTGTTCGGGACCGGCCACAAGTAAACCTGGGGGTCCAGCTTGCGATCAAACCAGAATTGCAAGGGCTGATTGCTTGGGAAGTTGCGGTTCGGCAGGTTCGTGTAGTCGTCCTGATTGAGCCTAGCCATCGGAATATCGGTGACCGTGGTCCCAAAGTAGACCTCGCGCATAACCAGGGTGCCGGAAACGGCCCTCACGCGGTAATAGGGTACCGATACCCCAGGCTCGATCGTGAACCATGTCCACTCGTTGTCCACCAAGACCGTCGATCCCGGGTTCTTGAGCGTGCTCCAGGTCGATCCGTCGGAGGAATATTCGATGATCAGGTTGACTGTCGAGGAAGTGCCCGGAAGAAGGCCGACCATCGTGACGTAGGTATCGCCCGTGTACTGAATGGCAATGTTCCCGCCTGGGGAAGTCTGCGTGCAAATGGTGTCGGTATTCTCATCGAAGGCATTAGCAACCGTGCCGCCAGCCGAGGACGTGTAAGAGCCCGAGGGTCTCATCGTCTTGCGGTAGAGCACATTGCGCACGTCCACGGTCCCGACAGGAAGGTCGTAGATGTACTGCAAGGCCTTCATGCCGATGATGGTCTGCTCGACGCACCAAAACTGAATCCCACGGTTTGCGAGGTTCGATAGCAGGTAGTAAAGGTTTTGCCTGGAGGCGTTGACCTGCTCGACCGTCAGCGATTCGGCAAACTTACCGCTGCGACGAGCCCCATGATCGATGAGGCTTTGCGTCGTGATGACTGTTTGGCCTACCGTGCCCGATGTTGTCATCGCTACCCCTTAGCATTTCCAGCGCCGTAGGGACGCTTTGGCGCGTTCAGCAGGTCCCTTGGCATTATCCACTACCCCTTGCATTCTCGCGCAAAAGGAACGCTTTCTGGCGCCTCCTTCGGGCTGTGGAGCCTTCAGGTTTGATCCTGTTTCTCGGTTGTATTTCGCTCTACCCTTGGCGGTAAGACCCGCTCCTTGAGAGACCGGAAGCTTTTCGCCACGGCCGACCGCAAGACTCGGGCCACCCTCTTTAAGTCGTTCAGGAAGCTTTTCATAGGATTTCTTTCCGACGTTTGATTTGGTGTACTCAGACCCTACGCTCGGCTTAATACCGACCTTCTTGGCGAACGAGGGGTTATGGGCCACCGCCTGCATCAGGCGGAACTGCTCCTTAGACTTGGCTGGCACTTTTAACCCCTTGGGTTCACATAGTGCTTGACCATCTCCAGAACGACCGTGTAGGTATCACCCGCAGAGGCATCCAGCGTAGTGAAGGTGATCGCCCCATCTTTACCGGCGCCTGCGTTATTCGTAAGGCCACCGATCTTTTCAAAATCTTGCTGATAAGCGTTATTTTGTGGAATCGTCTCAATAATGACGGGCGTTGTCGCCTTCCACTTTATCTGCACTTCCATGCCGTGCGTAAGTGCTGTGATCTTCGTGATTGAGACTGCATCACAAGCACCGCCAGCCTCCGAAGGATTCAACGAGGAAGGATTGACCTTAACCACGTTGGTCTCGCCCGTACCATCGCTCGTGTTGGTGAACTTCATGATGGCCATGCGTTCGCCATCAAACAATGTTTGGCTTGCAACTGCATCTGCCATGGTAATCCCCAGTTAGAAGCGGGGGCCTGAGCCCCCACTGTTTAGCACGCGCCGCCGTAGGCCTTCTTAGCAATCCGACCGCCCTTTTTATGGGTGTCGGCAAGCTTCGTTATGTACGGAGGTTTGGTAGCGGGCACCTTCGGGTACTTCACTGCCTTGCCGTCGTCCTGAAGTCCGCCCTTCTTGAACGTCTGGATAACGCCACCGGTAGCGTGCTTCTGAATAACGCCGCCGGTTGCATAGGCTGCAACACCACCCGCTTTAAGGCCTTTATGCGCCTTGGAAGCAGGCTTGTCCTCGTGGGACTTGAGTTCCTTCTTGATGCCTTTCATCTCGGCCATTTCGGCCTTGTGCATCGACTTGGACTCAACCTCGCCGCCCTTCTTGCGCATCATGGGACCGCGCATACCACCTTTAGGCACGGTCATCTTGGGAGCGATACCACGACGTGCTGCCATGGGGATACCACGCTCTGAAGGCTTTGCAGCCGCAGGCATACCCATAGCGTCAGGCATCCCGCCCATCGCTTTACGTTGCACATGGCCACCCTTCTTCAGCTTTAACTCCACTGAAGGCTCGGTGGTCATCATTTTCACCATCGGCTTGAACTGACCCATGATCCGCTCCTTATGCGAACGACTTGTAGACGATCGTCACACGGGCAGCGCCTGCACTTGCTGCTGTGCCGGTCTGGCTGAAGGTTACGGTTGCATAGTCAACGTCGCTGGTACCCACGTTAGCCCAGGCACTGTATACGCCGGTCGTGGCGACCGAAGCGCGTCCAGCAGAGCCAACGGAAGTCGAAGCGACATAAGCAGCAGCCGATCCCGTCTTGCCTACCGTGACCGTGTTGGTCGTACCGGCATTGAAAGCAGTCGTCACGTCGATATTGACATCGATGATCTGAGCGCCTGCGGGGAGCGTGCCAATGGTGACCGCGGAGGTGTCTGTATAAGCGATCGTTGCGGTGATCGCCGACAGTACGCCTGCTGCATTAGTCACATTGTTGTTGTACGCCATTTTTCTCTCCTATGAGGAGAGGGGCCGAAGCCCCTCGCCGGTTTAGACGCCAGGAGTACCGTACATGGCACGCGGGTCGGTCCAGCCGATGTCGTAACGCTCGGTGGCCTTGTAACGCATGGAGTCGGTTTCGAAGTCACCTTCCATGGTTTTCTCAAGGGCACGGCGCATCATCAGCTTCATGCCTTCCGGTGCGTCGGTCTGCACCCACCATGCGGTAGGCGAGGTCAAACGGCTGATAACCGAAGCGCCCTCGGACAGCAAGCCAATCGATTTGATCGGGTTGATGTCGTTGTTCGCGGTACCAGCACGCAGAACGCTCTTAAGCAGAACTTCAGCCTGGAAGGTGTTGCCAGGAGCAACAACCAACTTCAGCGGGTTCAAACGGATCTTCTTGCCGTTGTTGTCAACAGCCTGACGGATCTGGATGAGCATCTGCTCGAGGGACGTTTGCGAAAGGTTCGCAGCAGTCGTAAGCAGGTTGCTGAAGGTGCCCGAGACGATTGGGTGAGAGGCGGAGTTCAAAGGAACGCCGTCGCCACCGTTGTAGCCTGCGGTAAAGGCACGGTTGAGCACGTTGGCTGCCAAGGTCTCCTTGGTCTCGACGAGAGACTGTGCGAGGTGCTTAGCATAGACCTGACCAATCCGGATATGGTCGCCGTCTTCCACGAGCACTTTGGTCAGTGCGAAGGCCAAACCATAGACCTTGTACACATAGCGCTTGAGGAAGAGCACGCCGCCCTGCTGATATGTGACGGGAGTGCCGTCAGGCATTTCAGGGGCTGCGCCGAAGCCATAAAGGACCGGCTCTTCGTGGTAGTTGCGGGGGATACCGTTTTGCTCACGGAAAACGGTGGACCACTCATCGGCTCTCTGGTCGTAAATGCCGTCGAACGATTCGTTAAGGATCGGTTCGACAATCGACCGAAAGTCGGTACTGCGCATCGGGGCTGCCATGATCTAGCCCTCCTTAAGCGATGGTTACGGGGTAGGCCTTCGCCGAACCCGTGTAGATGGCACCGAACTGATGCTCGGCAATCTGGGCACGCACGATGACATAGGTATCGCCCCAAGCATTGTCGGGGTAAGGCGCAATGTCGATCACGCGCATCTGGGCGGAGGCGTTAGCTGCGGCAGCCGAAGTGCTCAGCATGCAAGCAGAAAGACCTGTGGTCGTGCTTCCGGCGGTCGTCGATGCAAGATCGTATTCCTGGCCGATCGCGGTTTGCGCGATGGTGGCGTTGGTCTGGATCTCGTAAACGATGGCGGGATCGCTGTAGAAATACGCAACGATCTCGGTGGCCGAGGTGGAAGCAGGCCAGTAGTTGGAAACGCGCCGACGACCCGTGGTGTCGGTGAATTCCACGCCTGCGAAACAGCCCACAAAAGCGTCACCAGCAGCGGCAACTACGATAGCGCCGGTGCTGACGTCGATCTTGACAGGCTGACCCTTGAGAATGTTCGTCGCGTAACCCGACGTAATGCCATTGGCGATTGCTTGCGCACGGTCCAACCCAGACGGGTGGAACGCAGGCCGCATGCCAAAGGCAGCAGAGGTAGCACTCATTTGTCAGACTCCTGAGGTTTCAACCCTCGAATACCGGGGGTCGAGTTGGTTGGTCAAAATTCATCCCGTCGCCCTCAACCATCCCAAGCCGTCTGCCGTTTGAGTCGCGTGCGCCTTGCAACTGCTCGACTTGCACCCGGATCTTTTCCTGCTCTTCCAGGGGCGCCTCGAAGTGAGCCTGCGTCATGTAGTCCTGATAAATGTCCATTGGAAGCTTGAACAAGATCATTTCGTTACATGCTACAAACCCTGCAAACTCGCCTGCTTTCACTTTTAGATGCTCAAAGCCGGGAAGATCATCAGCTTTAACAGGCTCGTAGCCCAGGCGCATCCGCTTGTGAATCGGATCATACGAATTGGTAGTCGATAGCCAACAAAGGTGGAAGCCGGGAATCTCCGGCGGTGTCGGGAGAGCCTCCTGTAGCCACTCCGACCGGAACATCTTGCGACGTTCCTCCGCAAAGGCAAAACCTGCCTCAGGTGCGTCACGCTGTCGATCCTCGGAAGCCCGAGTGCGTCGGCCAGCGTCAGAATTCTTTCTAAGCCTATCGTCCATTTCCACTCCTTTGTTGTTCGCGGTCGAAATCCATGAAGCGTTTGATCATCTTCATGCGTTGTTCCTTGTTGTCCCACATTCCAGCCTCTTTGATCGCAGCCACCCGTTGGGGTGAGAGTAAAAACTCGTTGCTGCTACCCGAGGTGCTCGAACTGGACCGCTCGGAACCCGTTACAACAGAGCGTGGTCTCGGACGACTATTGCTCTTGCCTTGATTGTAACGATGAGGAAGGTACTTTGACAAGCGTTCATCAAGCTCGTCCCAATACTCCTCGGTTGATGGGTCGTATCCCTCTTCGGCCATGGCTTTATCGATCTGAAGTGCTACTTTGGAATCGGTATCGCGGCCCTTGGGGTCGTACCACCGGTTTTTGGACATCCAATCGGATGCTAGGCGCTGCATATCGGGGTCCGGGGGCTTAATTCCCGAGGTCTCGATCTGCCTGGAGGCCTGATGCTTAAGGTTTTGCAGCGCTTCGACCTGCCGCTTGGCCTCGTACATGGCTTCCTGGGCGTTTACCACCCCATCACCGTCGCCTGACTCGACTGCCTCCTTCAATTTCATCTGCGTCCAACGCAACCGAACGTCAGCATCCTCGATAGCTTTGTCCACTCGGGCCATTTCTGCCCCGGAAGTGCGCTTTTCGAGGCTTGCAAGGCGTTCGGCAAGCTCCTGATTCTGCTTTTTGAGCGAAGAAATCAGGTGGTAGTTGTGGCGTTTCTCTTCTTTACCCAATTGCCGCTTAAGTTTGCGCTCTTCGCGCCTTGCGGCTCGAATTGCCTCGCGATCGGGGTCCGAAGGGTCGATGTCGTCGTCTTCGTTGTTGTTAACAAACCCGTTATGGACCGAAATATCCGGCTCCGGAGGGGTCTGATCGATGGGCTCAACGCTATCGGGCAGTTCAACAATGGCCGAGCCATCGTTTGCCTCCTGGACGTTAAGCTGCATTTCTAACTTATCGCTTGCATTCACGGTTTTCTCCCAAAACCTAGATGTAAATTTGCATCGTCAAGGGGTCCATCGTGACCTTGGCGATGATCTCGTGGTCGTTGAAGATGCAAAACAGCGCCTTTTCATCGCTTCCGGGTACCGCAACCTCCCATCGATCCCCGCCCCATTTGGGAACGCGGACGAATTCGCCGATTTCGCACCACGAGCCTTCCGGCCAGGGGTCCATCGAGTCGCGTTTACGGAAAGCAAGGGGGCCGATAGCGATAACCTTGGCCACTTGGCTGTTCCACTTCTCAACCTCTTTGGTCTCTTCGACCAAAACGATGCCCGAAGACGTCGTTTTCTTCTTGGGCGACTTGATCTGAACGAGCAATCGAGCGCCTAAGGGTGCTGCACCTGGGTGAACTTCAGGAAATGCTTCCCGAATCGCCGCTTCATTCGAAGCGTTAGTCATACTGATCCTCCGTTAAAAGTTGGTCGATAGCCTTCAGAGCTTGTTCAAGCCCTCGGTATTCACCTACGAGGCGCTGATACACCTCGTAACTGTTGGCATTACCGTTCGCCAAGGAGGTTGCAATATCAGCCTGCAACCCCTTGATGATCCCGATAAGCTGCGAAAAGTCGTTCATTTGCGCTTAAGTGCTTCCTTCTCGTAAGAGCGCAGGTTGGGCGACTCATCCTTCTTCTTGTTGGGCATAGGACGGCCGCCGTTCTTAAGCTTTTGGCCGGTCAGCTTTTCGCCCATGGCAAGGCGCTTGTGCATGTTGATTGCTTCGCTCATTTTCAAACTCCAAAGGTTCGTTGTGCAGCCTCTTGCGCGGCCATAGCGGTGCGCTCTTGCTCTTGGGTGAGTGCTGCGTTCTCACCGGCAATTTTTGCCGCCTCGATCTGCTGGCGGGTCAAATTATCTTCGACGTTCATGGCTATATCCGCCTGGATCTTCTGGGCGTTTTGCGCCACGTCGGTATCTTGCTTTTCCTTCTTCAGCATGAGTTCGCCCTGATCCTTTTGGGCTCGGCGCTGGGTCTCTGCCATCGAAGTCTGAACAAGGGCCTCGACCTCCGGCGGTACCGGTGGCTTGGGCTGCATTTGCTGCGCGATCTGCATAAGCTGCTGGAGGATCGGCATCATCGGCTCGAAAGTCTCGGCCGAGTCGATATGGACGTGCCTTGCAACCGCTGACATGAGTTGCTGAGCTTCCTCGAAGATCGGCGTGACCTTCAATGTATCCATATCCTTGACATCGGTGGCGTTGATGTACTCGCTCATCCGCTTGAGGTACCAGAGCGTTAAGTGCTGCTTGGCATGTTCAAGCATGGCCGGTACGAACTTCTGCCCGATGATCGGGTTCATGCCGTAGACAGGGTCCATGGCGTAGGCCAAGTGCGTCTGCAAGTGCGCGATATGGTCCTGGTTCGGGAAGGCCGCTACCGGCTGCCCAAGGGACATGGCCACGTTCTCGAGCGCAGGGTTCATCTCCTTGACTTCGCGGACATCCGGCAGGACCTGATTGATCTCGGGCACCTTCATCTGCTTCAAGATCCGCTTCATGACCTCCCGGCGATCGAATAGGTCGGGGTTGTCCTTAGCGAGTGCAGCCAGGGCTTGGTTTTGGGCAAAGCGTTGGGTCTCGCTGAAGATATGCGGATCAGAAACGGGGACGATGTCGGTGTTGCGGTCAAAATCCTGGCGGCCAATGACGAGGTCCTCGACCATATCGCCCTTGCGCATGTCCTCGAGCCACCAGCGGTTGATCCTCCCGAGGACCATCAGCATCTTGCGCATGGACTTGTGCAGGCGCATATGGATGCTCGAGTAGACCGCGGCACCCTGCTCGATTAGCGCTTGGGTGGTTCCAACCGGGGCGTTGTTGGATATGTCGGCGATCTTCTCCTCGCTGGTCGTTACCACGCCCTTAGCAGCATTGGTAATCCAGCCCAGCAACTCGAATAAAACCGGCGAAGGCGGGTTGAAGGGGAAGGGCATGGCGATCTTCTTAATATCGTCAACGCCTGGGGCTCCCTCGATCTCGGCAACCTGAGTGGGCTCAACCTGCACGCTCTGGCCTGTTATACGGGCTCCCTTGAGCTTGAGCATGGTCGGTGAGTTGTTGATATGGGCAGAGTCTAAAAGGGCTCTCAGGGCCCCTGTAAGGGCCGCAGACAGACCTCCAATTAACTGAGGCAAACCGATCGCGTAAGCACCGCGCCAGGGGATGAACTTGAACTCGATGAGCCAGTCGAGCTTTTGCATTTGCTCATCGCCCTCTTCCCAGTTACGGTAAAGGCCGACCACCTGCCGGGACTGCTCGTCGATCATCAGGATGTAAGGCGCAAGGTCGCCAGCCTTGTCGTCGTCCTCGATCGTAAGGTTGACGTAAGAATGGAAGACGCGACGCTCACCGTCGATGTTCTCGCTGCTTGACTTCTTGCCCTCGATCTTCTCGTTAGCCTTTTCCGCAGCCGTGGGCTCGGGCTCCATACTGGCGCGGGTATAGGTAACGTCCAGGTAAAGGTTTGCAGCGATCCGGCGGTTGAACTCCTCCTCGGATATATCCTGCATCTCGGTGCAGCGCTGGGCGGTGTAAAAGCTTGGCGCGGAGAATGGCAGCAGGATCTTGTCGATGGGCACGAATTCGGCGCAGGGGCGCTTCTTTTGCTCGTCATACCAAAGTTTCAGGTACTGCGAGCCGCCAAGTGGTAGCTGGGTTGCAAGCTGCTCAAGCTCGTCCCGTAGCTCCTCGATCTGCTCCGTGCATTGCCAGTTCATGAAGTCGCGCTTACGCTCGGCGACGTCCTGCTTTTGCTCGGTAACCTCACCAAGGATTTTTGTACCTACAGGACCATCGGGAGGCATGATCTCTTTCATGCACCGGCTGGCAAAATCCACGCAGGCTTCGGCAATTACTGGGTGTACAGCCTTGGATGCGCCCTGGAAGGTTGCGCCGCCTGGAGCCTCGTTACCAAGGCCAGAGCGCTTTAAGCCTTCCTCGTACTGCTTATCGCGCTCCTTACGGGCCTCCATATCCTTCTCGAATAGCTGAAGGTACTTAAGCGCGAGATCGTCCAGGGTGTTGGGGTCGATCTTGGCTGCAAGGTTTTCGTAAAACTGCGGATCTTCTTCGGGGCCGTCGTTCTCGGTCATGCGGACAACAGCCGACCCATCCTCGAGTTCTTCGACCTCGGGCTTCTCGTCAAATAGCTTGTAGATCGTCTCGTCGCCCTCGGGGCTTTCCTCAAGGGGTAGATTCATTTCGATCGCCATGATTTCCTCATCATTTCAAGACGCATAGCGTCGGTATCGGGCTCTCCGCCCTCTTTGTAGCCACGCAACGCCCTCATAAGATCTTCGTGGGTCGTCTTCTCGTCGGCTACCTTGTCCCAGACCGCGTGATGCGCTAGGTGCTGGTAATACGGGTCAAGCGATGGATCAATATCAAGGCCAAGTGCAGACTGCCTAGCCGCCAAGCGATCGACTGCTTCACGAGCGCCTAGCCCCTTACCCCTTTGCATCATCGTCTGGGGGGCTACAGGGCTGTCCAGGGCGTGCAGGTTCAACTGCCGAGCGTCCAGGGTAGGTAAGTCGCCACGGCCCAGCATCGAGCCTATAAAGCCGCTTTTAGCGCCTGCTATGCCCTTAATACTCTCAGCCCAGTCGCGGTACTCATCGGACGTCCCAACGAGCGCCTGCTGCATTTTAGGCACCAGGGTGGACATATTGTTCACCCCGTACCGAAGCTGCTCGGTAAGCTGGTTAGCCTTGCCGAAGGGTGCGAACTTAGCCCGAATATCGTCGAGGGCCTTCTCGTTGACTACGCCACGCTCGGCATCGTCAAGGAACTTCTGACCCTGCTTGGAACCGAGCCATTCAGCGAAGGCGCCCTCCGGCCTTACCAGCCCTTCGCCTTTCGGTACCTTCAAGCCTGCCTTAGTTGCAGTTTCGTACGATAGACCGCCACGGCCAATGCTTGACTGTGTAATGCCATAAGCCTTGATTAGGTCACGGACCCCAAGATTTCCCGACGCTGCACGCTTGGCTTGCTCGATCATGAAGTCGCCATATCCTCGTTGGATATAGTCGGGCACTTCAGCAAGCTTAAGCTGCTGGTTAACCTCAGCAAGCGGCTTCCACTGCCACTCCTGGATCTTGGTGGCCTGCGGGTCTTGGAACTTTGCAATGGCCTCGGCTGCACGCTTGAGCTTCTTTGCACCGCCCGCCGCCATTTTCACCACCCCTCCATGTTTATACGGGATGGGCTGGCTGAATTTCTCACGGATCTCGGGGGTAATATCGAAACCTAGCTGAGGCGGGACTGGAATACTTTCGATCTTAGCGACGAAGTCCTCAGCATCAGAAAATGTATCAAACCAATCCATACTATTGCCGGATCTAGCGTCAAACACTTCATACCGATCCCGCCGAGCGTTATATTCAATAAGGGGCTGCGGAACGTCGTCTCGAACAGCGCCCGAAATGTGCTTTACATTATCCTTACCGACCAACTTACGCAGGCGGTCTGGCACGATTTGGTCATAGAACTTCTTCATGCCCTCGCCGCCGACGCTCAGCCCCTGGCCTCCAAGGCTGCCCGACTCATCAGCCATGATCTTCCTGGCAATATCCTTGCCAACAACATCGTCTAGCTTTTTGTCATCAAACTGTTTATCAAAACTGCTTTTGACAATACCTTCACGCGTAACAAACAATTTAATCGGATTGCCGTTTTGCGTATTGATAACTACCGATTTATGTTCAGGAAAATATTTTTTATAAATTTCATTTTGTGGCTTGTTGTTCCATGTAATATTGTCCACATAGTTAGCTAGATCATATCGATCTGCTGACTGCTTACCATTGATGAACGCTACACGGTCATAGCCCTCGTCAACTGCACGCTTGATGATGTTCTTCAGGGATAGGTCAACCCATTCGTTGGTGTTTTTGATAAATGGCCCAGTAGGAGGGCCATACTGCTTTGCATCGTGAAGTTTATTCATCTCCTTGAGGAGAACATTTTCTCTGTCAGCCAAAGCTTTGTATTCATCTTGGCGCTGGGGATCAACTACTAATTCACTACGCTTAGCAACTACATTACGATGCTCTTCAGCGAGTTTATTGAATTGATCTTCTAATGTTGGATCGTCTTTGAATCCATGCTTACGCCCCTGTTGCGCCCAGTCGGATTGCATTTCTTCAATGAAAAGCACCTTCTTGCCATTGTAGTCGGTGCGGTCATTCATGCGGATGTGAGAAACCACATTGGGATCTTGCCAGTGCTGACCCCGGAAAACTGACTCTGATTGCAGCTTTCCTGAGCCAAACATGTTAGCTATTTCACGCTGGGCAGTTTCGTAATCGGGCAAATCAATCAAGATTGGAGCCTGACCGTTTTTCTCAATGACCTCGTAAGTTCCGTCAGCCTGCTTTCGCGCATAAAACTGCGCCCTCGGTTCCTGAGTTGGCACGGTCAATAGCACTTCGCGGTAATTCTTGCCGCCGGGAAGCTGGTATTCCGCGTACTTGGACAGACGGTCTGCTGGTTTACTACCGCTTTCATACTGGCTTGCAAGCTTCTTGGCTTCGGTTTCGGCCTGCTCCGCAAACTCGGCAATATCCAGGTCACCCTCGGCCATGGCTTTTTGATAACGCTGGTCTGCAACCTGGATCAACTTGGCGATGCTGTCCTTGTTGCTGGGATTGAAGTCTGGCAGGTGGACCTTGGCAAACTCAATTACGCTGGGCGGTACAACATTGGACCCGAGCACAATTTCTTTCACCTCGGGCACTGCACCCTTGGTCATGGCTTGCACTTCCTCACGGGTAATGTTGGGTGCGGTGCGCAATCTCTCAGCGATCCCTGACTGCTCAAGGAATTGCTTGTTGACGTTTTCGGCCCGTTGTAGCTCATTGAGGAAGGCCTGCCCCGGCCCTTGCTTACGCTTTAGGTTAAGACCCGCCTCTTCTACGGGATCATAGAACCCAAGCCTACTGACCGGAGCAGTGACATTCATGGGCGAGGAAAGCCTTAAAACGTCTGCTAGTGGACCCTGTCCGAACATGGCGCTATCGATTGGGCGAAGGACCTCCCTTCCTGCCGCCTTGATTGCAGGCATGGCAAATTTGGCGCCTGAACCAATCAGTGGCATATAACCAAGAGTAGCCTCAAGACCTGGGCCCGTTATTAGCTCGTAAAGGTCGCCTTTCTTTGCGGCCTCGGACGCTTCGTGATACAGGCGCTCAGGGTCGGGCACAAACATGCCGACGCTTTTATCTAACAACTGGTTGATGCCTCGTGCTTGCGACTTAGGGGCGCCAAGAAACTGTAAACCGCTCACCACGGCTCGATCGATCGTGGTTGGCATAGCAGATCGCGGCGTCTCGGTCATTTGCGCAGGCTCGGGCTCGATGCGCCTAAGCAGGTCCTGGGGCGTTGACCCCATCACGCTCTTGTACCGATTAGCCTCCGCGGCCTCGCGGCGCATACGCTCCTGTGCGGCAGCCTTGGCGGCCATGGGATTGAAGTTGAACATCTGCGTGGGATCGCCACCGTCTTGCATGCGAATCAGGCCGCCCTCGGCCTTGTTAAGCAGAGGGGTCGAAGTGTCGTAAGTACCTTCGTTACCAAGGGCGCTCTTGATAGCGCTGGGGTTGTAGGAAACCACCTCGCTCAAATTGCCATGGCGGTCATAATCCAAGAGCCCGTCATATCCGGCAGCCTTTGCCCTGCTCTCAACTTCCTTACCAATGTAACCCTTTGTCTCGTACGCACGCTCAACCATCTTGGCGGCTTTCTCGGAATCCATACCCAGCAATTCCAAAGCTTCAATCATCGGGTCCTTGTATCTGTCTGGGCTTTTTTGGCGCAATATCAACGGATTCTTAAGCTGAGCGTAAACCGGAAGAACGTACCCGCCCGGAGTCTCGCCGTAAGTGTTTGCAAGGATAGGTTGCGGCGTTAAATAGGTTCCGGACCCAAGCGCCCCCTCCTTGCTTGGCTTGAATTGTCGGATGGCCTCCTGGCCTTTGCCGCCCTCGGTTGCGCCTGTCCCGTGGTAAAGGCGCATCTGCACTGCGCTTGGCTCGAGGAACTTGTCTAGGTTGGCCTTGCGCTCCGATGCCGTCAATGCCTTGGCCACCTTCTTGATGGCGCCACCAGCGGCTTTCTTCTCGTGTTCCTTAATCTCTTCCGCCATCAAATCAGGCGCTGCAACTCCAAGTGCTGCGGCGACTGCCGAAGACTTTCGGAAGGGATCGAACGCGGCAAAGCGGGACCGGACATTCTCAGGATTCAGGCTGATTGTGTGCTCTTTAGCGATGTTCAGTTGCTGATTGTTGAACGACGGTGTATGCCGAATCTCGTCAACGCCAAAGTGTTTAAGAAAGTTGGCCGCAGCCACGCCTCCAGAAACGTAATCGTCCGTGTTTGGGTCGATCAAGACAGTGCTTTGGGCTGATTTCTTGACAGCATTGAACAGATCGCTTGCGCTTACCCTGCCTAATTCGTCACCATAATTTTGAACAAAATCATAAATGTCGTTCGGCTCACCGCCTAGCGCCGAAAACTCATCAAGAGCTTTCCTGAATGTCGGCGTACCTTCAGTATCAACGTACCGCTCCGTGGCTTCGTCAAAGCGCTCAAACGGACCGACCTTCAAGACATCAGCCTCTGGCTTGTCGATATGGACAGACTGATCTGCTCTTACCTTGAGCGGGTAAACGACGCCCAGGTTCTCTGCGTTAATCGCGTTGCTGGCCAGGACTTCTTGACGCCGAGGCGTTAGGCCCTCTTCTTCCAGAGCGGCAAGCGAAAACTTTGGATAGCGATCACGTCTCTCCGCCGACCTCTCGATCTTGGCCTTGGGGTCGGGGCCATAGACGCTTGCGTAATTCAGGCTTGCGTCCTCAGGGTTGCTTGTGGAGTAGACACCCTTACCGGCATGGCTTTCAGTCGAAGCCTTCCTAATTTCAAACTTTGGAATATCGTACAACGAGCCGTGGTAAGTGTCCTTGGTAAAACCCATAGCAGCGGCCCTATCAGCCGCCGTGTTGTTTATAGGTAAACCAAGACCCCCTTTTTCGATCGGCAGTGCTGCGCGAATCCGTGCAAGCTCAAAAGCCTCTTCGCTGGCCGTGGGCTTCTTCGCGATCTTCTTCGCGGCCTTCTTGGGTAGGTTAGCAGTGAACGGGTTGATCGGCTTCATTTGCGCCTCCTCACCATGCCGCCCTTCTTCTTGCTCAGCTTGACGCCCTGGACGTCGGAGCCTTTGGGCGCGATTAGTAAGGATTCGTAAACGTCGTGAGGCATCTTGCTCGACTTCATGGACATGCGCCCAACGATGTCGCCGATCCCGAAAACATCGCCCTGGCTCTTCGGCCTAAGGGTTGGGTTGTCGCCCGTCATGGTATTGAACATTTCGGCAGGCGTGGCGTACTCAGTGGCCAGCCCGTACTTGTGTCCCATACCCGATTGCTCGATGGCCACGAGGAAGTCTAGGTCCTTGAGGATCGGATCTCCTTCGGTCTCGTAAAGCTGCTTGCGAACGAGGTTTGACTTGGTGATTGAGCCCTTCTTGCGGTCGCCGATCGTCAGGTCCGTTTCCTTCTCGGCGCTCATCATAGGCCTGCCGGTCTTCGGGTTGATCAGTACACCAACGTCCTGCATGACCTTCTTGTCCATGACCTCGCCGGTACGCGGGTTCACAAAGGCGCCCGAGTAAAAGTCCGAGCGCTTCATATTGTTGACCTCGAGGACCTTCTCGACAAGCTTTTGCACGTTCGGGTTGTTCTTGGGATCAAGGAACCACCGGCTAGGCATCGGCAGGAGGTTGATGCGATCGGGCTGGGACAGCCTGCTTGCGATGTCCATAGTGGGGTCGATGGCCGACGTGATGGTCTGCTTGGCAGGCTTAATAAGGGCCTGGAGACCGCTTACTATGGCCTTGCCGCCTGCTTGCATCTTCTTGATCTTGCCGCCTTTCTTAAATCCGCGGATGTCCCTCAGATACTGCTGATACTTGCCCATCTCGTCCATGTACTGCTGATCGACGCGCTGGACCGGGAAGATCTTTTGAGCGGTAGTAATAACCTCGCTTGGCCTGTAGTTCTTGCGCAGGAACTCGATCGTATCGGGGTGCGATACCTCGATTGGCGAAAGCTCCTGCTGCCTGCCCAGCATTTTGCCTGGAATGCGGTGCGTGTAGGTTACATGACCAGGGTCAAGGGCAATTTGCTCACCAGGGCGAAGCTGGACAATTGAGTGCCCAGTCGTAAACGGCTCGAGATTACGAAGCTCTTCCTCTGATATAGCCCACTCAATCTCCTTGCCGTCGGGCATGTTCAGCTTTTGGGTAATTGCTGGCGTCTTCATGCGATTGTTAAACCATTTGCGCATGTTCGGATCATTGGTCATCGCGATATAACTGTCCTCCATATTCTCGATGCCCGGAAAGTCGGGGAAAGGCCCGCCCTTCTTGCCCTCAACGCTTGGATTGCCCTTTCGAATAATCTCATTGAATTGTTGAATGTCCGCGTCTGACATCAACCCTGACTTAATCCTGTTTTGAATAGCCCGAAGGTTCGCATCCGTGAAATGCTGGGCGTAATTCATGGCATCCGTGCCCATGCCAAAGTAAGTTCCAAGTATTCGCGTTGGGTCGTAGTCAAACTTCTGAGACTCGCTCATTTTTTCGTAGTATTTCGCCAGCCTATCGACGCGATTTTGCAGGCCCCTTGACGCGGCTATATTGGACTTCCAGGCGGCCTGAGCATATAAAGGCCGGTCCAACTGGCCAAGACCATACCGAGAACCGCCTTGCTGCAAGGCCCCAATAGGCTCACCACGAATCGAAGTCAGTATCGTGTCCGAGATACTCTGATCGCCAGGAATCGCGACGTTAATGTCCCCGTACATGGGCTCGACAACCTGAACGGGCGGCAATTGCTTGTTTGGCGTTAATTCGTATTCAAGCTGCTTAAGCCTTTCAACCTCAGCCATACTCCTGCCTGCAAGATTTGACGAGGTTTTTCCGCGGACGTGCTCCCCTAACTGCTGCCGAGCAACCCGTTCAGCAATATCCCGTATTTCCGTATCAGTCTTGGGCGCCGCCCGTGGTATAGAAAAAGGAACGCTTGCTTCGGTTTCAGGTTTAACTTTCTTAACCGCTGGCGCTTTCTTTTGCTTAAGGACTTCCTCTAGGTTGGACTGCTTACTGATTTTGGCCAGCGTATCCTCAAGCGTTGGCTGGTCCATCTTCGCGATAAGGCGCCTTGCTTCCTCGTCGGGCGACAATACCGACAAACCAGTCTTGCCCTGGAAGCTTTGACCAGGAAGGGCCTTAAAAGCCTTCGCAGCGGCCTTCTTGCCCAGGCCACCGTCTGCCATGCTTACGAGACCGCCTCGAGCGCCAGCGTTTCGAATGGCCTCCATGTCAGCCTGATAATTAGGGTTCAAGGTCGATGCCGCATCCACGCTTGTATCGGTTACGGAGCCGGTGGACGTCATACCGTCCGAAGGCGGCTGAACGACGGTCGGAGCGGCAGGCGGAACATAAGTCGACAGCTTAGGGGCCAGGGCATTCAGGCGTGCGGTCTTGGCGGCTGCTAATTGATTCTGACGGGCAAGACGATCAGCGCCTTGATTGGCAAACTGAGCGGCTCGGTTTTTGGCCATCAGGCTTGAGGCTGCATCCCTCACTACGGACTGCTGTCTCATTTGGCCCAGGCCGGTCGCTATGGGGTTGATGCCCCTATAAGGAACGCCGCCAGCAGCCATATGCGCAAGGCCGCCTGCTGAATTGTCTGCACGCCACTGGTCGACGCCGCTTGCACCCATGCCGTCGTCAGCGTGGGTACCGTCAACATAACCACCGCCTGCATACGGCGCGATGTTGATGATTCTATCGGGCAGCATGTCATAGGACTCGAGCGGGAATGTGGCCTTGCGCTCAGCCTCATCCATGTTAGCCCGACGCGCTGCTGCCCTGGCCTCAGCTTCGCCCCCAAGCCGGTAGTAGTAGCTATCGGCCGCCAAATTGTTCAGCAAGACAGGATCGATGGGTCCGCCAGCAGGTCTGAGCGTTTTAAGCGTGTCCTGCTTGATCTCTTGAAAGCTTGGGTGCAAGAAAGCCTGCGACCTGTTGCCTCCAGGCGAGAAGCCCTCGATGTCCTGAATGGCATGCTGCATCTCGTGAATGGCTGACAGCCTGGGGCCGTCCTTGATTCCTGGCTCATAGATGTCGACCTGAAAGCCTTCCTTCGGCGTGCCGGATAGCGAGGCCTTTATTTCGGGCGCTCCCTTCATGGTGCCGTACAGGTTCATCTTCGTACCGGCAAGCTCGGGATAGGCGGCGTATAGCTCAGGGTGCTTGAAGATCTCTTCAGCCGACCCGCTACGCTGAGACAGGCCAACGGTCGATCCCTTGTCGGAGATCTCCTGGCGCCAGTGGCCATCGGGCCCCCGGAATGTACCGGTCTTGGCCCATATGTCCTGGGGCGAAGCTTTGGCCGCTTCCATCTTCGAGGCCTGGAAGGCTGCCTGCTCGTCCCAAGCCTGGGAGCCTGGGCCAATGAAAAGCTTGCGGGGTGCCACGCCGCTTAGGGCCTTGCTTAATGCGCCGCTCGTATCGCCAAGCATGGCGTCGTTGATTGCCTTGCCTGCATAGCCCGCAAGGGTCTCGGTCGTGTTCGTGAAGAGCCTGGGTTGCAGGGTCTCCTCGACCGACCTTGGCTGCCTGGGCATCATGGCCTGGGTCCGCTGGAATTGCTTCATGCGGTTAGCGAGATTGGTGCCTGCTGTACCGGCCGCGGCACCGACCGGGAGCGACCCGAAAGTCTGGCCCATCTGAGCCGTATGAGCGCGGTCAGGCTGCGTTAAAGGGTTCGGGGTCATGCCTCGTAGGGCGTGGCTCATTTCTTCGCTTGTAGGCCCTTGTAGGCCCCTTGCAAGCATGGCTGGCATGAAGCCTGCCGTCTTGATGTTGCTCAGCGCCTGGGTAAGATCGCCTGCCGTACCTAAGCTTTCCGCTAAGGCGCCTCGTACCGCACCGCGGCCCATGTCGGCTAGGCCTTGCATGGCCTGGGGAATGAACGTCGGATTCTTCTGGGCGCGTGGGTTTGGCATGGTGGTCCCTAAACCGCGTAAGGATTGACCCGCCGAGGCCGGTCCTCGGGGTATTGGTCGTCATTATCCGGCGGCGGAGGATCAATGACAAGCCATCCCATGTCTCGCAGCACGCGCAGGGCCTGGGACGTTGTATCCACGAGGTCGTCATGCCTGACCTCAGGGAAGGCGCAAAGCTGATTGACGAGGGGCTCAGCCCATGACCTGGGGTGGCCTTCGTTCTTCGTGCTCTCCGGAATATACACCCGACCGGCCTTGATCAGTGGGGCGATCAGGTTGACCCGCTGGACCTTGTCCGCTCCGCCGGGATTGTATGACCGACAGGGTATGTGGGCACGCCCCAGGTCCTGGAGGAGGGAGATGCCGGAGGACTTGTCTTCAACCAGAACCATGTCAGTCTTCTTGCCCTGTCCGAATTCATTGGGGTCGCCATAAACCGTGCCGAAGTCTTCAATTACCCTCTCCTTCAGGTCAGGATATTGCAAGTGCTCCTCCCAGCAATCAATCAGCATGGCGCAAAAGCCTTTGTCTTCGCTGGGCTTGAAGATCCCCCATACGCTACAGGCTGAGGGGTCGTTGATGGTCTTCTCGGTGTAAGCACCGTCGTAGGACTGGACCACGAACTCAAAGCGCGGGAATGGCTTCTCCGAGGGCCATAGCTTGATCCAGGCGCGTTTGATGATCCCAGCCTCTTCGGGGTCGATGATCTCGGCGTGGATCTCCTGGCGGCCAAGGGAAGTGCCCTCGTACTGCAAGATCTGCTGCTTGAACGTCCCGGCAAGGTTGGCAAGGTTGTCGTAGGTCGAAGCCTGCGTGACGACAACGTCCTCGCCGTCTCGGTTCAGCAGGTCGATGATCAGCGGCTTAGGCTTGGGCGTGGTGGTTACGACGATCCGCGGCTTATCACCCAGGCGGACCGAGAACATGATCTGGTCCCAGGCTGCATCGAGGTATTCCCAGGCTGCCAACTCGTCGCACCAAGCATGGTGCCACTGCGGACCCCGGAAGCGCTCAGGCTCCGAGGCCGGTATGCCCTTGATCAGGGAGCCGTTCGTAAGGACGATCTCGTGCAGGCTCCTCGTGTACTTGACCCGGATCTCCTCGGGCATGCAGTTAAGCAGGCCTGACTCGCCTTCGATCATCGTGTCGCGGATGTCTGCCGAGGTAGGGCCCGAAATCAAGATGCGGATGTTGGGCGTCGTCCAGGCTGTATGCCAAACGTCCTCGGCGGCGGTCCTGGTCTTGCCTGCGCCCCTGCCTGCAAGTAGGAGCCATACTGTCCACCAATTGCCCTTAGGCGGGATCTGGTGCTTGTGCGCCTTCATGAGCCATTTCATCCGGGCTCTGAAGGCTGCCGCTGCTTCTGGAGGTAGCTTCTTTAGCGCCTCCTGGTGCAGGGCAAGCTTGGCTTCAATCCGCTTGCTTTGACTTGCTGTCAGCATTCTGGCGGATGCCGGTCAATTCATCGATCAGAGATTGTGCGACGTCCATTACTACGTCTACTTGCATGGGACCTTCATCCTTGCCGGTGACCTCGTGCTTAGTCCGGTCGGTGTAGTCCTTGGGGAATCTTGCGGCCATCGAGCGGGACCAGAGCGAAGTATTCAGAGTCACGCCATCCTTGGTCTGCTTCAGGTGATCCTGGGCTATGTCCTCCCACCATTGCAGGGCTAGTTCCTCTGCATACTCTATGGCGTTTAGAAATTCTTCGTGGACGGAGCACCAAGTCCACATAGTCTTCCTCGTCACCCCTATGGTCGCGGCGATCTGGGCCTTGCTCTTACCTTGGCGGCCCATCTCAATAACCAGTTCGCAATATTCGGGCTTATAGTCGGTCGGTCTTCCTGCTGGCATTCTGATTTTCCTTCAAAAATCAAGCACTTACCTTTAGGATACACGAAAAAAACCCCCTGTGGAAGGGGGTAACGTCGTGAGGGGAAGAACCCACAACCAGGAGACACACAGAAAACGCCTCTATTGTACCTCCGCTTCGGGCTGCTTGTACATCCTCATCCTGATCAGGTCCGACACGCCGAACATGCCCACCGGCTCGGCCAGGGTTGCGCAGACTTCCCGCTCCTCGTCGAGTAGCTGCTGGACATAGGCGGTTAGCTTGTCGATGTTGAAGGCGTACTGCTTACCCTTGATCTGCTTGCTCTTCAGGGTTGCGATGATCTGATCTCTTAGCTCTTCGTTCATGCTTCTTCCTTTACTTTCGGTGATCGTTCTTCGGTCCAGAATTCCTCTTCGCACTGCTTGCACTTGTGGCGGCGCTCTACGAAGTAATAATGCCTTTCGGGGTTCCAGAATGTTCGGGTCTCGAGGATCTTGGTCTTGTACCCCTGACCCTTTGGGGTTCGGCAGTAGGGGCAGATCATGCTCACCCCTTCGGTTGTTCGTAGTTCATTGTCACCTCTGCGGGTTAAAGCCAAGCCGACGCATACCCAATTCGATGAGCATTGCGGCGTCCTCAAGGCGATTTTGACTGCTGCTCATGCCGGTCTGCCATTCGCCGCCTACGCGTTTGCCGACAATAGCAACCGTGACGACCTCCCCGGACTTGGCGTCTTCCAGCCATTGCTCCAGCATGTTTATGACATCAGAGTTGTCAGGGGTTGTAGCCTTGATGAACGGTTTGATGTTGCCTGTCATGTTTAACTCCTTGCTCGTATGGCGGCGGCGCATAACTTCGGAAGACCCTTGGTGTAATACTTCCCAAAGGCTTCTTCCTTTTCATCGCACACTGCTGCACAAAAGGCCCGCTCTGCCTTTCGCCCTGCCTCGAAGCCTTCATGCCATGCTGCGTGTCTCTTTTCAACCCAGACGCGCTCCCTCTCTAGCGTTTGGCGCAGTTCATCAATCTCTTCTTGCATACGAGCCTGAATCATGCGTTCGCTGATCATGCCGGTTTGATGATCGGGGTGCTTCTCGCATCTTTCGCTCCAAGTCTTGATGTGTTTCATTTATTTTCCCCTCGCGTTTTTAATACGTTCTTCAATCTGCCAATCCAGCTCTCTCAGCAGGTCATCGATCGTGTCGCCATGGCCGGTCGCATAGCCGCGGTCGATCATCCACTGGGCCACTTTCTGCCGGTTGATAATGGTCGCAAGCGAGGCCCAGGTCCGAGCATCGCCCTCCTTTATCTTGTCCATGAGCCCCGTGCTTTCCAGGTACGACTTTGGCTTTTGGTGCATGTTATGGTCGCCGCTCATGCTTGACTCCTTGCTCGAATAGCTGTGGCCAAGTGATTACAGGTGTTCGCGTGTTCCATAACGATCCCGTCATGGTCGTCGACTTGCAGCGATATGCTGGTGAAGTTTTCGACCGCAATATCACAAAGCCTCGCGCAGGCCTCGCGCTCCCTGGCCACCGCCTCAGCGATCAGGCCGTCGATCCTGGCCTGCTCTTTTTGCCATTCTTCCCGTTGCTTTCTTTCTCGAGCCGCTTTCCACGCCTCGTTGTCTTTGTGCCGCCTGCGTAGCTGGCTGACGTACTGCTGCTTGTAGCCGGTCTTCTCGGCTATTTCCCTGGTCGTAAGACTCGGGTCCTTCACCATCTCGCGGACGGCGTAATAAAGCTCGGTCTGGTCGTTCATATGCGCTCCTTGATCATTCTTTTAATTCGTTCTGCTTCCGTCTTCGGGATCTGAGCGACGTCGATGATTGCGCATACCGACTTACGCTCCATGTCTAACAGCAGCCTTGCAAAGCGATCGAGGTCCTTCAGGTAGGCGATGTATGCCACGTCCTCGATCGTGTCTTTAAGGCCTGCTTCCGAGGCTAGGCGCTGCAATCTTTTAACGTCCATCGTCGATCTCCACAGTGATCTTGTACTTGCGACCATTTTCACCCTCGACGCGGACGGTCTTCTTTGAACTTATGTATGCCCCCTCGGGCGTCAGATCCAACTCGATGCTGGAGGGGTCCTTCATGAGCCCGTTAGGGTCCCTTTGCAGGGCCTCCTGAACGAGTATGGCTATGTAGTCGCAGTAGATCATCACTCCCCCCACCCAAACTTTCCAGCGCATACGGGGCCAATACCAAGGTCGATAGATTCCTGATTGCTAAGCTCACGGCCGCAAGCGCTGCAAGATCCAAACTTTTTACCGTAAGCAATAGCTGCGGACTTAGGATCATGCGCGGCGTCAATAATGCGCTGCTCCTGTTCGGCGCTACAGTCACGCGACCGAAAAAGCTTGCCATTCAGCACCTTGCCCAAGTAGGTCTCGCCCTCCTTGATATAGACGGCGCCAGCATTTGCGCTATTAGCCCCAGCAGGCGAGAAGACAAAGGTGTCGAGGCGCAGCCTGGGCCACTTGATCCCCGCGTCCTTGGCGGCCTTAAAAGCCACCTCGATAGCTTCAACGGTAACCTCCTTGGCTTGTGCCTTGGCTACAACGCGATCGGCCTCCCATTTTGCCTTACGCTCAGCCGAACCGATGGCGCACTTAGTAGCGGCGGCCAACTGCTTCTCGGTCAGCTTGCCCCACTTCTTAACGGCCTCGAGCATAGACTTAGCAAACTCGAAGCGATTGGCCTGCTCGTTCATCCACTGCCATACAAGCGGGTTTTCCTGGGCAAAGGCCTCAAGGGCTTGCTGCTGCTTGCGCTCGGCACGGGCCGCGGCCTTCTGACGACGGGCGTCGCGCTCCGACTTTGTGAACTTAAATACGCGATAACCGACGCCTTTGCAAAGGGTGCAACGACGATCGCCCGTCCAGTCGCCATAGCCAGTCCAAATGCCAGTACCCGAGCACTTGCCGCAAGTCTCGCGAATTTCGGTATTCGCAACAATCGGGGGCGCGTTCAAGATTGCGTCGAGGTCGTCTTCAAGGTCGATCATCTTAGTTCTCCTGTTTCTCACAGCAAAATTGCTGTATGCGTATTAGAACTGCTTTTTATCCACCTGTCAAGGGCCGAAGCCCCGATTATTAGAATGAAAAATCGTGGTACTTCTCGCGCTCACCGAGGCGAAGGCCGCAGCCCTCCGACTTAACGAGGCGTTTGGTCTCTGGGTTCACGAAGTGCTGGACCCACTGGCCGCTCTTCATCTTGCGAAAGACCCGCTTGCAGTTGTCGGGGTTTTGTGTGTACTCGTAACGCTGGCTTTCGCTCAGCCCATTGCTGTCAACACGCTTGTAATCGTCGTCTTGCACGACAATGTAGCGCTTGGCCATGTTGACCTCGACAACCGTGCAGGGGTTGCGATCGGTCCAGGAAAGCAAGGTTGCTGGCATACCAACGTAGGGCGCTGGTTCACCGTTCGTCATGCGGCTGTAGAGGCTATTGATAAGGCTTGCTGTTTGCATTTGGTTTCTCCTTTTCTCACAGGGTTGCTGTAGGGGCCGAAGCCCCGAGTGTTTTTAAGCCCAAAAATTTGAAAAGCCATCGCCATATTCAGCGAGGATCTTGCGAACCTTAAGTTCTTGAGACTGGGAAAGCTCTCCATTAAAGTCGAACCACTTCAATAATTTACCGGCAAGGATGTTCTCGCGGCGCGGGAGACTAGCAACGATCGATGCGAGTTCGTCGATCATGGCGACTTGATGAAGCTGATTGGTGCTGATGTTCATTTTGACTTCCCTTATTTCTCACAGCGACTTGCTGTGGATAGGATTACAGCACAGTTTTTTATCCTCCTGGCTTACTTTCTTTATCCAGCCGACGAACGGTACGTTGCGCCCGAAGAACGCCGATCATGAGCGCTGCCTCGATCTGCAATTCCTGCTCGGTAACCCCATAGTGCTTGGGAAAACCCTTGGTTCCCAGTCCGTGAACGCCCGTCTTACCCCTATGGTGCTCCGGGCACAAAGGGATAGCCTCGAAGTGCGTGGCCTTCTTACCCATACCGACCCCTGACCGAGGGTGATGGATCTCGGCCGGGGTTCCTGGTGTGCCCAAGTACGCGCAGAGAATGCAGCCGATCTCGGACAGGTCGTCGAGCCACTGCTTTTCGTTCTTAGTCATGGGTATATCGCCCCAGGTTTTCGTAGGCTTCGTCCAGCTTTTGCTTAATACTCGGGGGAACTTTGGGTAACGGCGCCCAGGCAATAAATACTTGGCTCCAGGTTCCGATGCAGGCGACCCCTGCCGGGTTGAGCAGCAGCATCTTCGAACCAAGCGGGGGAGGGTCCTCTTCCGGATCTCGCCATTCGCAAATGCCTGCTACATGCTTCATAGCATTGCCCAGGCAAGCACGGCGTATATCAGCCCGAAAGCTGCGCCACCTAAGACTAAGATTGTCGTGTCTGATTTCATGATCTTTCCTTGTTGAACGATGCCCCGCACTTACCGCACCACCACCATGTCCAGCCCCATCCGTTGTCGTGGAACTTTCCCTGGGTATGGCCTTCCTTTTCGCAGTCCTCGACCAATTGCTTTCTTGCTGGGTTGTAGACCTTCCGGTCGTACTCGGCCATAACCTCTTTCATCTTTTCTTGCCGCGCCTTGTCGATCTCATGCCTGCGCGTCCATATGTTCTTCTCGTCCATTTAATTCTTTCGGTAGTAGTAGGCCCAGGCTCCGCGATCAAGGCGCCGCTTGAACAGCGAGGTCTTGCTGATCAGCCCCCTTCCCTCGAGCGCCCTTATCATCTTCAGGGCGTTTTGCGGAGTGCAATTGAACTCGTCGGACAGGTCTTGCAGCGACTTCCAATCCTCAAGCGCCTCGAGGTATGCAAACTGCGTTGGCGTTAATGGCCTTGGCGCTACACGCTTGATGATCAGCTTGCCAAACTGCTTGACCGACTCCTCGAACTCGGGCCGACCAGAGATCATTACCCCAGCCTTTTTGGCAAGCGCAAGGACCTCATGGTTGTCCATGGTTCTTATCCTTCAGTTTGCCAATCTCGGCGGCGGCTCTGACAATCGCTCTGCGAGTTGCGGCTTTTGGGTCATCACCCTTTATTTCCCCGACCTCAATCATCGACGGGATATGTTGGGCGCACACATTTGCATACGGCACCTTCTCATCTGCAAACGTCCAGCCGTGGTGAATGCCGATGTCTAAATCGACCATCAAGCGAAAAGCATCTTTGTCGTCGCGGAATGGACTCCATATGGACGCGCCGGACTCCTTGCCAACCCACAAAAGACAGTTCGTCTTCGGCCTGTACATCGTTGGTTCAACGTATCCCGCCGCTTTTGCGGCGTACCTCAACAGTTCTTCGTCCGTCATGTGTTGTACTCCTTTAGCTTGGCCTCAAGCAATTCGTAAAACGCGATGGGAAACATCAAACCAACCGTGCCAAAGTCATTGCCCCAAGAAGCATTCACAAGACTTACGGCCTCATCGTAAGTTGCATAAATTTCTTCATCAGTTAGCTCAACCCATTGCTTTGGTGGTGCGGTGTAGAGGGGGTTGCATTTAAATCCCATTTCATCCATATACCGTTTACTACGGGACACATCGCCGCCCTCTGATATCCACGCCACCGGCTCTTGCTCTGTTTCCAGTGCTTCGTGCAACGCCTTCAGCAGATCCTGATTGACCTCATGCAACCGGCGTAGTTCGGTGGCGGCTTTGCGTCCGGTGTGGTTACTGATTCTGCCTTGCGTGAACTCGTCATCCAAAGCATCAGCCAGCCGCAAGACTTCGGGTTGTTTCATAGCTTCTCTGCTCATGCTTGATCGTTGTCCAGCAGTTTCCACTCTTCGCCCTCCTTCACCGTCTTTTTTGCGTCGTTCATACCGCCCTGCCAGCCTGCAATAAAAGCCATGTAAAAGTGCCCCTTGGATTTGGGATTGAGCCCCTGGAGCCTTGCAAAGGCCTCCCAGTCAGTTTGCATGCTCATACCGTCACCTTCCCTTCGGTGCGCAAATTGGCCTGCTCTGAGCGCCATACGTCCACCCTGGCCTGGGCGGCGATCAGCTTCCACCGAAGCTCCTCCTCGATCTCGACCGCGTCTCGTATGCCTTTCAAAAGTTCGATGTACTCCGGGTGCGCGTAGGCGTCCCTTTCCTGGGCGTTAACGGTCGTCTCCAAGGATGCCTGCATGAGCAGGGCCTTCTTAGACTTGCGGAATTCCTCCAGGTAGATCCTTTGGGCCTTCGCATCAGCAAAGCGCCGACCGTGCGTGATGATGTAGTCGATCGCTTGATGCGGGTCGTGTTCAGTTTTCATAAATTCTCACTTTCACCATGCCTCCTATGGTTGCTCGGTAGATTCTTAGGTCGTCGATCTGGCTATCGTCCTCCCATATGCCTGCATAGGTCAGGGCGTCGAGCAAGCTTTTAAGGATGTTGTCCAGGTCTCGCTTTCTTTTGTCGGGCGGCCAAGCCTCGATCTCGACCCTCAAGCGGCCGGTATGCAGCTTGCGCTTGGTAGCAACGAGGCCTTGAACCGCGGTCCGGTATATCTGACCTTCCTTGGCGACGTAAACGATCGTCGTGCCGCCCTTAGTCGCATGCCGCCAGTAGGTGTTAACGGTCGGCGGCCAGGGCAGCGAGACTTCAAAAGTCGGGGTTGAATCGGTAGGGGTTTGCACCGGCAGCCTCCACAAATTGCTGGGATTGAGCATGGAACCAGAGCCTTAACCGGGGCTCCGACTCACCGTTTCTTTGCTTCTCGCACAAGAGCATGGCGTCGGGCTCGTCCATTTGAACGGGCTGACCAGCTTCCTGTAGGCGTTCTTTTTTCTTATTGCGCCAGACCATCCAGACGTTATCCACTTGGTCGGCAATCGAGCCTGAGCCCTTCATGTCGACCTTCTGCGGGACCTGCTCGTCGGTCTGTCCCTTGCGGATATGGTGGACAAGGTGGACATGCAGCCCTGTATCGCGTGCAAGGTTTGTGCAGTCCGAGACAAAGTCCTTTTGCGCATTGAAGTCGTCTTCGCCTGCAACGCACTTCATGAGCGAGTCAATGAAGTAATCCTGGATCTTGTACTGCGTTGCAGCAAAGTGCCCGACCCCAATGACCGCCTTGCGATTGACCTCGCCCTGCTTGTCGTAAAACCACAGCTTATCGCCGACCCAGCGCGAAAAATCCTCGTACTGCTCGACAGTGGGGGACCTAGAGTTCGTGAACTGCCGAACCATTCGGGTCAGGGTCGTGACCGGCTTCATCTCGAAGCTTGCAATCAACGCCTTCCTGCCCTGGCTGATCAGGTTCAGCGCGATCATGCCGGTGATCAGGGACTTGCCCGAGCCATTGTTCCCAGCGTAGACCGTGACCTCGGCATCGCGAAAGGCAAAGCGATCCTTAAGCTTGGCCCAGGGCATGAGAACGGGCTTGGGAGGGTCGGACCTCAGCAGTTCAATTGCCTCGCTGATCACGTCCTTGGCAGGCTTGACCGTAACGGCCGCCTCCATCTGGTGGTACCACTCCAGATAATCGACTTCGGGCATCGGGTTCATGCGTCCACCTCCGAGTCCCAAATAAGGGCTGGGGACGTTTCTTCGTAGGTGGCGATGATTCGGGCTGCACCACAAAGCTTTAACGCCTCCACGGCCCTAAAAACGGCCTCAGAATCGATTCCCTGAACGTAGACCCTTAGGCCTCGAGCCCAGCGGTAGTCGCGGTCGGACGGGGACGAGACCACGACCGGGATCGGCAGGGTCGGATCGGGGGGGCCAGAGAAGTCCACGAACACGGCGCGGGGCGGGACCTTTTTTAGCTGGCAAGCAATCACGAATTCCTGGCCCTTCATAGCGCACCTGCGAATTGGTCAAGGGGCTTGGGACCCTTTTTATCCTTGAGCCATTCAGCTTCGAACCCGCGCCAGTTCTTTTCAACGCAAAGCTTCAGGACCTCCTCGACGGTCAGATTGGCTTTTACGGATTCCACGATGATCTTGGCCAGGGCGGTTTTCGTAATCGGCGCGTTATGGGCCTTACGAACCATCAAGAAGTCGGACCAGATCTGATCGGACACTTCATCAGGCTTGCCTGCAAGCCCTTTGTCTTTATTGGTTCTTGGTTCTTGGTTCTTGGTTGGGATCTGATTCGCATCTGATTTCAGATCTGATTTCAGATTCTTTCCAGATCCCCATCTGATCTGATTCGCACGCTTTGCAGACGCTGCCTTGCCTTGGTACTTACGAATCTCGTCCTCGATCCTCTGATGCGTATGTGATTTCAGATCTGAATCGTATGTGAAATAGATCTGAACCAGACTCCGAACGCAATCCTCCTTGCCTCGTGCTCCGATCTTGAAAGCAAGGCTTGGAATATCGTCCGGCAGCGGCTTTTCGGTGTCGTAGTACAGCCAAATAAGCCGAAGGTAGTAGTAGGACTCTTCGGGGGTTAAGGACGAGGTGTCCTTCAAAAAGTCCCCGATATGGTGGGGATAAAAGTGCATACCTAAACCTTTCTTCATAAGGTCGTCTTCACTGAGATTGGGCGTAGGCAGGCGGGTGAAGAGACCGCTTTTCGGGAGCTACCCTAGCCATGCCCGTTGAATGGTACTTAGTGTGCTGTTGGTTTGCAATCGGTCAAAGCGGTTCGGACTGCGTTGCTGATATCGCTGACGATCTCCTCAAGGCCCTTATAACCGCGGCGCTCGTACTCTTGCGTGCAATTTATCAACAGCATGTTCAAGGCCGAATATTGAAAAACCATAGCTGCAAAATCGTCGCTCGTTGCCTCCGAAAGCTTTTCAATGTTCTCGAGCGTGCGGTCGATAAGCACATCAGCGTACTGAACCACCTGCTGGTACTTCTCTTCTAAATTTTCAGTGGCCATACCACCCCCTTCTCGTGTAGTCGCGGCATGAGCATCATGAGCCGATGCAGCGGGATCTTCCCCGTCTTAATGTAATGGTGGACCGTGCTTGGAGCCACCCCCAGGTACCGAGCTACCGCCCTGGTACCGCCTAGCGTCTTGATCATTTCTCTCGTGTCCATACCGTTAGATTAACCGAACGGCAACGGTTACGCAACCCAGGGTTTCAACGGTTACAAACAGTGGCGAAGATTCAGGCATACAGTGGCGAACATAGGTGTGAACAGTGGTGAACATAGGGGTGGACAGTGGTGGACAGTAATGGACACCCGTAACCCAGGGTTGCAATACCGCTTGACAAGGGTGTTCGATATATCTAACATCTTCGGTACGGCATTTCCGCCGTGAGAAAAGGAGAAACGATGGAAGACGATTTTTGGTACCAGCAGCAAATGGAAGAACGTGAGCAACGATTGGAAGACGCTTACGAACGTGCCCGAGCAGGTCTTGCAGATGAAGAGGACTGGGCTGTTTTGCGTTACGAACTTGGACTACGAAAGGAAAAAAATGTTACTGAAAGCTGAAACAAACACTGGATTCAAACCGACGCCTGCTGGCGTTTACATGGCACGGTGCTATCGGATCATCGACCTAGGCACCCAGGAAACACAGTGGCAGGGCAACATAAAGCACCAGCGCAAGGTCTTGCTGTCCTGGGAGATCCACGGCGAGGACGATACCGGCAAACCGCTTTTAACGGATGATGGAAGGCCTTTGATGGCCAGCAAGCGGTTTACTGCCAGCCTCGGAGAAAAAGCGGCTCTACGGGCTTTTGTGGAGTCCTGGAGGGGCAAGCCCTTTACCGATCCCGAACTGCGCGGCTATGACCTCAAGTCCTTGCTTGGGCAATGGGGCATGATCAACATTACCGAGGAGACCAGGGAGGGTAAGGTGTACTCCAACGTCAAGTCGGTTATGCCGCTGCCTCCAGCGCTTCGGAAGGTCTTGCCTGCTGGCCATAACGAGATAGGCATTTTCTCAATGGAACAGTTCTCGCCGGACATGATGGACCTGTTCAACAGCTTTGGGAAAGGCTTGCAGGACACTATCAAAGCTTCCCCGGAATGGGCTCGGATAGGCAGCCTGCCTACCAAGCAAGTCGCGTCCCTTGAAGACGCTGACGACAATATACCTTTCTGATCTTTATAACACTTAAGGAAACATATGGAAACCAAAATTATTCCCGCGGGTAGCCGCATGGCTGAACGCTACCTCATGCCGACTTATCACCGCGGCGATGTAATGGCTGTACCAAGCTTTAAGAAGGTGGGCGTTTACGTCCTTCCCGGCCACATTGAAACGAGCGCTGAGGAGCTTGTAGTTAACGGGTTCACTCCGAAGATCACGCCCCTTTGGTCTCGCTTTTGGATTGAGGTGCAGTCATGAAAAAACGAAAACCCATGAGCGAAGAAGGAAAGGCCAGGATCAGGGAAGGCGCCCAAAGGCGCTGGGCCGCATACAGGAGGATGAAAGAGTCTAAGACGACCATTCCCTACGACTTGTTTAAGCAGGCCCAAAACTTGGCTGCGGGAAAAAAGGAGGAGCCTGTAGCTTATATGCTAAAGGCCCCAGGCGGCGATCAGTTCCTGGTTACGAAGATCGGCGAACATTTTCGTAATTTCTTGAAAGACAATGGCTTTGAAATTTGGGCCGTCAGTCTGTCGCAAAAGCTATGATCATCAACACAAAGACGGCCGAGTCCGGGCATTGGTACACCACCAAAGGCGAGACTGCTTACACCGTTGTCGGAAGTAACGGCAAGGTGCGCAATACGACCCTCAGGGACGCCAAAAAGCTTGGGCTGGTACCTTCGGTCACCACGGTTATGTCGGTGGCCGCAAAGCCTGGATTGGAAGCATGGAAGCAGCAGCAATTATTACTGGCTTCCCTAACCCTGCCCAAGGATGAGAACGAAAGCCTCGAGGACTATGCCAAGCGGGTACTCGAGGATTCCAGAAAGCAGGGCAAGGAGGCGGCCGACCGCGGTACAGCCATTCACGCCGAGATACAGGCCTACTACGAGGGCGATACGACGAAGATCAACGTGCCCTATGTCCGCAAGGCCGTTAACGCCATAGACAGGCATTTTGGGGACCGGACGTGGATCTCCGAGGCCTCCTTTGCTGCACCCCATGGCTATGGCGGCAAAGTAGATTTACACTGCCACGATACCGTTATTGATATTAAGACCAAAGAATTCGCCCCGGGCGACAAGGTGGCACTGTTTGATGACCATTACATGCAACTTGCGGCTTATGCGGTGGGCCTGAAAATCCATCCGCCGAGGTGCGCCAACCTGTTCGTATCACCGCTAGATCCCTATCCAGTGTTGATTATCGAGCACGACCCCCAAAGCATTCAGCGGGGGTGGGAAATGTTTGAATCGTTATTGAAATTCTGGAAAACAAGGAGCAATCTGTGAACAATTTTGACAAGAGAGTATATGAAGGCGTTATAGGGTCCCTGGAATCTATCGGTGCAACTTTTATCGTTAGCGGAAGGTTTGGCGACCACCATTCAAAAGAACTTCCCATAGAAAAAATCTGTAATGCGCTTGACAGCATAGGCGCAGATTTTGAAATTAAGCATAACGATAAGGTTTATACCAATCGCAAACTCGTCGAGCGAAATAATCGCAGGATCATCTACAAAGAACTTGAGGGCATTTTCGCGTCCATTGCACCGGGGGTTGTTCAATACGTCACCATCCCGGCTCACATAGACATGAGGGCGGCGAGGATCAGCATATTCAACCACTTTACGCGAAATGGAGATTACGAGTCCGTTTCGACGGCGATCGTTGACCGAAACGATCCGAACAATAGGCAGATCAAGGTCTTCTTGAGCCCAAAGTTTTCGCATAACGTGGAAGAAAAAAAGCAGGCCTTGATTGATGGCGAGCAAATGGAACTGGAAACGATCCAAACCAAGGGCGACGTTCCGGTGCTGTCGGTCTCGTCGCCACGGTATAGGACGGGGTATACCGTTTAGCGTCCGACGAACGGTAGCCATTTAGGGGGGTTTATCCCCCTTTTTCATTTGACAGGTGGATAAATAAAGAGTCAAATACACCTACTGCGACGTGCAGTGAGAAACCGGAGAAACAGATGAAAAACGAAGCAGCAGTAATCGAAGCAGCGTCAGTCGACACCCTTGGCGCCCTCTTGGCTCAGATCGCCGACCTGCAAAAGCAAGCCGATGCAATTAAGGACGCAATCAAGGATTCGGCCTCGGCAGGTGGCGCTAAGTCGATTGAGGGTTCGCTCTTCAAGGCAACCTACATCGAGTCCGACCGATCGGTGTTCGACAAGGCAGCCTTCGTTAAGGCTTTTGGTACCGAAGTGTACGAGCACTTCACCAAGACGACCGCCGTGTTCTCGGTCAAAGTCACCAGCCGCTAACCAGGATATTCACATGAAAAGAATCGCGCCAAAATATTTGTATATCGGCCAACTGGTCGTGCTCAACAAACACACTGATGCTCAGGTCTACACAATTGCCAAGATCGAAGACTTTACCGTCACGCTTATGTGGTACGAGGGCAAGCGGCTTTGCGTGAATGTATGGGACTCAAGCCGCTTTTTTTACCCGGACCTCGAGCAGATCGAGTACAGCATCAACAGCAACGGCCGTCTCGCTACCGTCCGTGACCGCATGGAAGCACGTTTAACAGCTTAATAACCGGGGGCTTCGGCCCCCTAACTAGGAGAACATCATGGAAGAGTTTCAAGCAATGGATAACGTCGTAAGCCGTTTCTTCGGCAACACCCAAAGCAAAAAGAGCGAACCAAAGCCGCTTCGGGCAATGTACACGTCAATGTCGGTGCATAACATTGTGTCGGTCATTATTTCGAAGCCGAGTCTACTTGAGAAAGCAGACTGCCAGACGATGGACATTACCTTCGTTGCGGAGAATGGCGAACGGGTCCGAATCGTGGTGTTCGGCGACAACATCGACGTCGTAAGGAGTGAAAATGAAGATCCAAGTGCGGCATGACCCAACCCCTCTGGACACGCGCTCGTATGACTGGCGTGCTGTTCAGGAGGGCTACCAGCAGGGCGATCGGATCGGCTGGGGGCGGACCAAGCTCCAGGCCATTCGGGACCTGCTTATCCAACTCGAGATGGACCCCGACACGAAGGTGTCGGTTAAGGAGATCAAAGCATGAACCCCGGCCTTCGCGTGCGTGTCGGTAAGAAGCTCGGCATTCTTGAGCATCTTCACCCCGACGGGACCTGCGCAATCCGATTGATTACCGAAAACGAGTGGCCGTTTCCCGAGTGGGTTTACGTCCACCAGTCGCAAGTTAAACGAGCCTACCAACCAAAAAGGAACCTAGATGAGTACGAAGAAGCCCCCTACTGACCGGTTCGACATGTTCGCCGCTGCTGCCCTTCAAGGCTTGCTTGCCGGTGGTATATCGAACTACAACAAACCCGACGGCACCCCGATTGCCAGCCGAGCAGACCTTGCCGAGGTTTGTTTTTCCTACGCAAAATTTATGGTGGAACATGATCCAGATCAACTCTAATAGCAAACAGGTGATACTCGAGACCGAGACCTTCCCGGTCCAGTTCTTCGGGGACTGGGACGAGGTCAACGAGTTCATCGACGCCCTTCAGAAAGTAGCCATGGAGACCTTTGGCAAGCCCTGGGAGAGCAATCATGGATGAGCGGATATACGACTCCAGGCCGAACGTGGTCGACCGCTGGAGGCAGTTTCCGCAGCCCCACGACCCCAAGCGAACCGAGCCACTTGTTTCACCGAACTTCACCCCACCATCGGAGGACCCGTACTATGTCAACAAATGGACAAAATTCCGCGAAGAAAACGCGACGGGCGCGTGGTTTGAGCGGCAAAGAATTGATCGACAACGCAGCGAAAATGGAGCTATGGAGGCTGAGGCAGATCGAGGTGATGTACTTCGCCCTGCAAATGGCGATCGTCGAGAAGACCGAGCTAAGAGACCGCATCGAAAAGCTTCAACCCGACCATCCGATGGAGCTTGATCACATTATTCAGGACTACATCAGCGAACGGGTCTCGAGAGTCGCGCATTGAAGGATTACGACCCCTTCCCCGAAATTACGAAGGCATACCAGGAAGCCAAGCTTGCCGTGCAAAAGAACACCGACGTGGACTACGCACTGCGCAAGCTTGCCCTGGTCGTGCTCGAACTTCGACTACAAAAACAGAAAGAGAAAACCAAATGATGATTACCATCGGGATGTTCACCCGATCATCGAGAGAATGGTCGCTGCTGACCGGCGTACCCCGGACAACCATTGAGTACAGGGTCAATGCAGGCTGGGAACCCGACCGACTCTTCATTCGCAAGGACTGGGTACTCGAGGGCAATAAGCGCTGCACAAAATGCCATGCTGTCAAACCCATCAAGGAGTTCTACAAGCGATCCGGCCGCCCAGGCCACTTAGCACACTGTAAGGAGTGCAGAAAACATTATGGAAAAGTACGTTATCAGCAACGGGTATGAGGGACTAGGCGACCGCCTGCAATGCCTGTCTTACTGCTTGGATTTCGCGCTCAAGCATAACCGCATACTCAAGGTTAACTGGCGCGACAAGGTATGGGGCCACCGGTTTTATTCTTACTTCCACCTCGTGGATGTCCCGTATACGGATGAAAAAATATCGCTTACCGGCAAGTCAGTATGGCCACCTATCTGGGAGGCTTTGGGCGAAAATGGCTCGGGCGATTGGGTATACGACATCAAGGAGGAAAAGCTTTCGCCAAGCACTTATGACGTGATCGTTCACTCTGGTATTGGCTTCAGGGCTTGGAACATGCCACTGCTTTCAAGGCACCTACGGGTCAGTTTTGAGATTGCAAACAAAGTCAAAAAGCATGACGTAGTTGTGCATTTGCGAGGGACCGACCGATACAACGAAGGATCAAGCTTGTTTGATCTTTACGGCGAATCGGGCGACGCTTATGTCATAACCGATGACGCAAGACTTGCCCAGCAATGGGCCGAAATCAGCCCAGAATCGACGATCTCATGCGTGGGTATAGAAGGACATCGACCGGTCCACAAAACAGAGCCAGAGAACTTCTATGACCGCAACTCAAAAGCTATCGTTGACTTCATGACGATCGCGATAGCAGGCGAGGCTTATTCCAACAACCCGGAGAGTCTGTTCTTCAAGATGGCAAGGAGCCTTGGAACCCCGGAGCTTATGCTTACAGCCGCTCCGGAGGAAAAGACCAAGAGGGTCCGATACTTTATTCGGGAAGCGTAATGGTCCGCTGGGGCTTGTAGCGATCGTAAAGGTCAGTCAGAAACGGAACCGCCGCGGTCGTTGCAAGCCCAGCCGCTCGCGTTAAGGGATGGGGCACCAAGCTTGCAACGCCGCCAAGGGCGCCGATTGCACTTAAAGCTGCGCCGGGCATATCGCCTTGCATGTACCGGTCATAAGCGTCATAGGCTGAATAGCCTGCTCCTGCGCCGCCTAGAGTGCCTAGTGCCGAGCCTTTGAACAATCCTGCCACCCTGCCGCCAGGACGCGTTGGGGCTTGAGTAGGCAAGCCTTGGCGAACCTCTCCCACGACGGGAGCGTTCTTAGCGCGATCAATAAGCCGCTGGGAAAGCTGGGGGGACTCGTCAGGACCCGCAATCCCGTAAAGCTTGGCCATCCTTCCCGAGATCTTGCCTTGAGGCATAGCCCTTCGATAATCGGTAGCTGCCTCAGAGACGGTTCCGACTCCAGGCTTTACGTAGCCCGTAACCTTGCTGGCCCACTTTTCACCGGGGGTCATGCCCTGGGTTAGCTTTGCGAGATTCTGGTCCCTAGCGGCCCTCTGAGCCTCTTGGAAGACATCAAAGCGCCTTTGCTGCATGCCACGCTTAAGATCCGCTCCAGCGCCGCTTAAAAGGGCTCCAGCAGGCGCTCCTACTGCGGCAGACGTGACACGACCAATGGCAGGATCGTCGGGTTGATTGATCTGCATTTGATCGATTTGCTGGGCAAGCCTTCTTGCCTCAAGAGCCGCCTCGCTTTCGGCGGGTTCACCTTCTTGGCTTGGCTGCGCAGCCGGTATAACGCCGCCCTCAAGCTGCTGCTTAAGCCTTCTTGCTTGGCCAACAGCGTCAAACGGATAAATCGCATTGACTTGGTCGGCATAGTCCGCGTTGGGCGGGTTGTCCATCTTGGCAAGCCTTGGTCCGCCGTTATAACCGACCAAAGCCTTACGGACGTCGCCCCCAGTAAGGTCGAGCATTTCCTTGAGGTACATGACCCCGCCGCGGATGTTGTCGTCCATCTTCTTTGGGTTCACGCCTAGCCCCTTGGCGGTGGCAGGCATAAGCTGCATGACGCCAATAGCACCCTTATTGCTTTTCTGAGCCTGGGAGAATCCAGACTCCACTTGAGCAACTGCAAGAGCCAGTTGAGGATCAACGCCCTCCTGCTCAGCGGCCTTGATGACCTTATCGGCTATGCGACGCTGCGACTCGTTAAGCTTTTCAAGATCGACCATTTAGACCCCCGCTACTTTCCTGGCCTCAGCAAGCTTGCCCCTCATTTCCGGGAAGAACTCGCGCATCGCACCATCGAGTGCATTGACGTAATTTGCACGAATGCGCTTGTACTCATCCGAGTCGTACATTTGCCTTGGGTCGTACTGCTTGGCCTCAGAGCGCCTTCTCAAAAGGTCGCCAACCTGCTTGTCGAACTTGGCCATTTCTTGAAGGGCCAGGGTCTTCGCAAGGTAGGCCTTGATCGGATCATTCGAAAGGCTTGGTAAAAGCTGGCCAAATAGCACGCGCTCGTAGTTCGATACTTGACCCTCGCCCTTGCGCTCTGCCTTATTCAACAGAGAATCTAGCCTGCGCTCAGATTGCAAGAGCAATGACGCCGCATCCAAGCCTTGCTGTTGCAAGTATTTTTGAGCTTCATCGTTTGAAATGCCGCGCTCTTTTGCAACCCTGGCGACCATTTCAGGATTGGCCCGTACCAACCGCCTCATGCCGTCCTCAAAGCCTCCGATGGTGACGTTCGTGCCACCAACACGGATGCCCTCCTTAATGAATTGCGCAAGGGCGTACTGACCCCCAGGCTTGTTGAAGATCCCAACCGCATAGGGGTATGCCGAGGCCAATTGCATCATTTGCTTGGCTTCTTGCTGGAGGGAGTCGGCCTTGTCGTAACGAGTAAGAATCGGCGCACGGGCCTCCTTAACCTCGCCGGTCAGCATCGAGATATTCTCTTCGGTCTGCTTGGACTCTGCTTTTAAGCGCTGCTCCCTTTCGCCAGCAGTCTCAAATTTTGGTCCAGCAGCGGCTTGCGCAGGTGCCTCTGAAGCTGGTTGGATAGCAGACTGCTGAGCAGGCGCCACAGATGTCGCATCGAGCGGTCTTGGTGGCGCAATCGCCCCTATCCTTTCACCAAGGCCTGGGATTTTGCCGACGATGAACTTAGCGGCCTCTGCCTGACCGTCCTTATTCATGATCTCGTCGTACTTCATCCAGTCGCCAAGTGGCATCTTGATGTCGCCGCTAAAGTTACCAAGGTTTAATTGGCGCTCTATTGGCTTGGCAAGTTCCGCGGGGTTATAAATTCGCTCACCGGTTCCCGGTACATAGAAAGATCCATCGCCTCCAGGCAAGAAGTTCTTGCGATAGTCTTCTCGAGCCTGCATAACTTGGTTATAAAGCTTTTCACCAGCAGAACCGAGGGGTCTTGTAATCGCTAAAAGCTGCTCGGGGTCCATGGCCATCAAACGACGCGCCTGCGGGTTGCCAACCGCAGCTTCGGCAGAGGCGCCCGATCCAGGTGCGGCCTGCACATTAGCCCCAGGCGCCCCGATGCCAAGCATGGTTGCAATTCGTTCAGCCTCTTCTTGTTGAGCCATAGCAAGACGGTTGGCGGCCAATTCGGTCCGCATCTTCATCATGCTTGGGAGGTTCTTCTCTTGCTCACCACGCTGCCTCGAGGCTTCTGCGCCTAAGTTTGCAAGAGCACTACCGATTGATCCAGTACCGGTAGGCTGGCCAAAGGCGAAGAGCAGGCGGGATACGTCGTAGCCCTCGCCACTAATTCGGCGCTCGAGCGCGGTGATCATGTCTTGCGTGGCTTTTAGGTAGTCCTGCTTTGCGGCGCCAAGACCGCCGGGAGCGGCCTGCCCTAATCCACTTGGGCGCGGAAGATTGACTGGAATCTGGTATTCGTTACTCTTGATCCCAGTGCCGCCACCGAGAGCGCCTTCCATGGTGTCCTCGCCCATCATGGCGCTTAATCCACCCATATTCATATCGAGGGGCATCGTTGTCTCCGGTTAACCGCTAGGGAATAAACTCTTGAACCAATCAGAGTTTTTAATCGCATCCGCACCCGACCCAACAAGATCGAAGATTGACTGAGCAGCGGATTTTCCTGTTCCAGCAGACCCCGTTGGCGCGAACAGGCCAGCAAGGGTACTAAGCTGCTGTAATCCTGACGGGCTGTACTGAAGACCGGCAAGCGGACCTTCATAGGTCGACGAGACGTCAGTTGGCATCGTGTAGCCCCTTAGAAGGCCTGAGACGGCCTGCGCAGTCTGCAAGGGGAAGTTTTCTTCACCTTGGGCGATCGCTTGCTGCTGGGCCCCTAATGAGGCTAGATTCTGCAATTCTGCGATGTTCATGCCCGACTGGAGTTGGCCAAGAGCACCCATGGTTTGAGCGCCTTGCATATACCGGCCAAGATCACCCGCTGCCAGCTTGGAAGCCATGTCGTAGCCCTGGGACAAAGCGCCGGACTGAGCACCGAGAATGTCCCGAAGAGCCTCGCGCTTAGCAATACCTTCCTGCTGGAGCCCTCGCTTGCCACCAAACCCACCGGTTCCGACGCCAAGACCGCCCATCCCAGGCAGGGCTTCTTGCATTTGCCGCTGACCTAGTCGATTGATCTCCGAGACAACGTCCTTGATGTAGGGGTTCATATAACCCCCGCCCATCGTGGTCGTCTCGCCCGTTACGGGGTCGGTGTACTCATAGCCCTGAAGCTGTTGAGCAGTTGTAGCACCAGCAGACTGGCCAAACCTCGAGGCGGCATCCATGAAACCTTGGCCACCAAACATGCGGTTCTTAGCCTCGTCAAAGGCCGTGGTTTGCAGTTCCTGTTCGCCAACGTACTTCGGCGCTTCAGCACCAAGCAAAGCCTCGCCGGTACTGCCAAGCTTCTTGAGGTAGTCGGTATAAAACCCAGGCGCCGTAGTCGACTGGGACTGCTTGATATTAACGGGCGGTGGCGCTGCACCTTGGGTCCAATCGAATGGCATGATTACCTCGCGCTTTCTTTCAAGTATGCCAAGGGCGACTTAGCCTTTGGCGGAATTTTATTAACCGGTGCGGCACGCTTATGCTTACGGATTGCCTCACGCATCTTGTCGAGCTTTTTGGCGCCTTCCTTCGAAGAGCCGTCACCAAGCGCGGCCACAATATCGGCGTCCATCACATATTCGCCATCCGCTAACAGTGCGGGAATAAGGTCATCCTGACCGCCCCCAGCACCGCCAACCGCATAACCCTGCATTCTCCTCGAATCCGGGGTGCCTGCAAAGCCATTGGTCTCGGCCATCTTCATCAATCCGCCCATTGCTTTTTGCTGGGGCTTTTCAGGCTGTCCGCCGGTCCTTGGCTGCTCACCCAAAAGCTCGTCAGCATCGACTTGCTCGAGCGCCCCTTTGACGGTCGTGGAGGGCTCCATCGCCCTTAGATCCTCATCGGATAGATCGACCTTTGCACTGGCGGCAATTTGCGAAATTAGCTTCTTGCTGATGCCCATCCTCATGAGGGTCTGCACCAAGCTCTCAGGGAGATTGGAGATTGTCTTCTCTTTCATAACCGGCGCCGCCGCTAAAAAAGTTGATGATAACGATGGGACATTCTTAAAGCCTGCGTTGCCCGATGCAACGGCCGATGGGTAGTAACGACTTCCGCCACCTCCGCCATCTCCGGCGCCAGACCCCGAGCCAGATCCTGTCCCTGTGCCAGTGCCGGTCCCTGTACCCGTTCCTGTACCTGTGCCTGTGCCGGTCCCGGTTCCTGTTCCTGTACCGGTTCCCGTTCCAGTTCCTGTGCCTGTGCCTGTGCCTGTGCCGGTTCCTGTGCCCGTTCCAGTCCCCGTGCCCGTACCGCTTCCGGACCCACTGCCTGATCCTGTGCCCGTGCCAGTTCCAGTACCAGTCCCTGTTCCAGTTCCAGTTCCCGTTCCTGTTCCGGTGCCCGTTCCAGTCCCTGTACCAGTCCCCGTCCCAGTCCCCGTTCCAGTACCCGTGCCCGTTCCCGTACCGGTGCCAGTGCCGGTCCCAGTACCAGTACCAGTCCCTGTACCCGTCCCTGTACCAGTCCCTGTTCCTGTTCCTGTACCTGTTCCTGAGCCCGTTCCCTCAGTCGGCTTTTCGGCTTCACCGGTCTTAGTTTCGCCGCCAGTTTCGGCACCAGCTTTAACAGCGCCATCCGTGCCGCCGGTTGTAGCCCCGCCACTTTCATCCGTAGCGGCGCCACCTGCCGGACCGCCCGTTGGAGTGCCAGTAGGCCCGCCTGTCGGGCTACCAGTAGGTTGACCGCGGACTAGATTGCCGTCCTTATCGAACGTAAACGAACCGAGGATGTTGTTAATCCTCTCGTCGCTAAGACCACCAGCACGACCAAGCTTAGCTATCTCGTTGCGATTAAAGACGGCGTTGGGATTGTCAGCAAAAGTTTTTTCTACCGAAGCCTTTAAGTCCTCATCAGACTGACCTGCAAGATTTTGGCCTTGCGGTTTTTGCGGACCCTCAACCTGAGCCTGTATGGCGTCCTGGTCTTGCTGGGATATGGGTCCGGTAATCTTGTTGATTTGAGCGTCAATATTGCTACTGTCGGCACTTTGATCAGAGCCACTGGAAGAACTTCCGCCCTTATCAGCACCACTTGCTTGGGACAAAGCGCTGCTGGAGTCTGATGAATCGCTTCCAGAAAGACCGCCCCCAGGCTTGTCTTGGCCCGTGGTTTTTACCTCTTTGGGCTTCTCAATCCATGGATAATCGTCAATCGGGACGTCTTCAAACTCCCGGTATTGCGTAAACGGCTTGTCAACCACCTTGTCAGTGGCGAATTCGTTGTAAGGCGTAAAGGGCCGATCGGCCGTCTTGGTAAAATCGAATTCGTTGTAAGGCGTGAATGGCTTATTAAGGCTTGTGGACGATACGGTAAGCGATTGGTCTGCTGGCTTGTTGAGCGTGATCTGTGTTGAGCCGGTTGCGGGGTCCCACTTTCCGATCGTCGACTTGTACCATTCGTTATAAAGAGCCTTTTCCTCAGGCGTCTTTAATTCAGAGGTTAGGGTTGGGTCGTTAAGATCTTTGGTTACGCCACGAGCCTTGAGTAATTCATTAAGCTTAAGTGCCGCGGCCAAGTGACTTGCACCAACAAATCCAAGAAGGGGAAGACCGGCAACCTGCTCCCCCTGGGATAAATCCAGTCCACCAGAGACATCTAGCCCACCAGCACTTGCAATGCTGGAGGCAAGGTCCGATGGCATATCGGGTTTGGTATCGGACACAACCGACAGGCCGCCCGTAACAGAATCGTTCCCAAGACCGCCGGTGACCGTGCTTAATTGAGTTCCGGTCCCGCCAGTGACGTTGTACTCGTCAATAACGCCCCTGTTGCCAGAAAACCCAGCAAGACTGGTCAAGGCGCCCATCGGATTACCTTGAATAGCGGAAACCCCGGCGTTCGCTAACTTAAGCGCGTCAGCCTTAGACATGCCCGTCTCGGAAGCAATCTGACCGGCAGCATAATCAACGCCGCCAGCAACCAAAAGCTTGCTAGGGTCTATTTTCCCAGTGCTTATAAGCTGGTTAACAGCATTGCTACCAACGGCTTGCAAATCGGCTGGAAGCATAGAGCCAATCGTTGGCCCCAGATATGCGGCCCCGCCCGACTTAACGGCGTCTTTAAGGGCCTCGATCGGCGTGTTACCCATTACTAAGCTATTAGCAAAGCCAAGGGCGCTTGAGCCAATTGCCGCCGCTGTTAGTCCGGTTGCCGCACCGCCCGTAAGGGCAGACCCAAGAGCGGCTGGGCCGCCCATACCAAGAGACAGCATGGTCAAACCAAAAGCTATGCTACCCCGGTCTGACGTATCAACACCGAAGGTTCTAACGACCGGCTTACCAGAGGATAAGTCAACGTAATAAGTTGTCTTTCCTTCACCGGTAGCGGTTTCGCCAATCTTTACGCCTTTGTCTTGAGACCCCGTTAAAACACGCTGCCCTTGCGCATTCAAAGGAAGGCTTTCAAGGCCAGGGCGGTCTGGGATAACGTAATAGGCTCCACCCCGAGTATTTGCAGGGATGACCTTCTGAGCGCCTTCAAGCAGGGATAGGTCATTGATCCCCATGGAAGATAGGCCACGAGCGATATCAACCGCGACCTGATCAAGAACACCAGGAGTTTTACCTTCGCCAAAAAGCCTTTGAAGCTCTGGGTAATCAAACCCAACGCTTTGACCGCTCGTCTTGTAAACGCCTCCGGACGAGCCACCAAAGTCAAAGTTGTTAACAACCTGACCGGCAAGATTGAGCAGGTCATTACCGGCAAACTGCCTGCCCTGGTAGTCAGTTAACCGCAAGCCGGTATCGTTGCCTGCTGCGCCTGTTACCGTATCAGCCCCGGCGGGTATCGAAGCCGCGCCAAGACCGCCAACAACCGTATCGTTGCCAAGAGCACCGATTACTGTATCAGGCGTGCTAACCGAAGTTAAAGAAGGATTGTTTTGTTCCGCCAACCAAAGGAGATCAAGGTTGTAAGTTTCAGGATTGTTTTTTATGTAATTAGCTATTTCCACATCCGACATCGTTGGCAATGTGCCGGTTGTTGCTTTCCAGAAATCTTTAACCTCCTTGACTTCATTATTGACGTCTGGAGTCGACGTATCCCCTAACGCTAAAGAAGCGAGCGGGCTATTAACCGGCAAAGCACCAGAGCCAACATCAACAGTTCCGGTATCAACAGTTCCAGCATCAAAAGATGAAACTATTGGAAGCGACCCTAATGGAGAAGCGAGGCCAGTGTCTACAACGTCAGTTAAATAATTTTTTACCTCATCTATCGATATATTTGGATTAACTGTTTGCGCTGCTGCCAAAACGTCTTGCGCTGAAAGACCAAGTTCTTGAACAGTCTGATTTATAACTTTAGGATTATTAAAATTTTGAGCTATAAATTGACCCGCGTCTATTAGTTGATTTTGAGTATAGGCAGGACCGGTATCGGCGGGCTCAGCAGAAACTGATGACAAAGGGCTTTCTACAATCGTCGGCGCTGGTGTTGATGCCTGGGACAAAGGGCTTTCCGCAACCGTTGGAGTGGGCGCGTTCAATAGGGCTAAGTAAGCGTTTAATCCGCCCGATTCAAAAGCCTTACCTAGCTCGTCTTGTCGATTTGGAGCGTCCCACATATAACTCATATTACAAAGACCCCCAATGTTGGTTGCTTTGAAACGCGTGCATTTTGCAGGCCCATCAGTTCACCGCGTTATTAAAGGCGAAGGCCCAATCTTGCCAGCGGTCGAACCCGTGCGGAGTCGGTATACCGTAGTTTGCAAACAAAGCAATCGAGCAAATTGAAAGCGCAAAGTCCTTCCAGTTCTCTTCGGGCACTGGCCACATAAGCTGCTGGGACTCGTACTTTTCCGCGATGAGCGCGTTCCAGTAAGACCATTCCATATTGCGCGGGTCGTAGATCTGCGTCATGGCGTATAACCCCTGACGTCGCCCATATCCAGCGACAAGAGAATACGACCCATTTGATAGTCCCCGCCAATGATATTGGACTCAAACTTGAGCCTTAATTCACGACGCTGCTCTTTTAAGTCGATTTTGGTCGTATTGGAATCAAACGTATAAGGGCCGGTCGTAACGTCGGATGCCTGCGCGTAAGGACGGCCAATGACGTACATGGTCATCTCCTGGTCTTGTAGGAAATCAGGCTCCACGCGCTCAAGGCGGGACCAGAAATTATCTCCGATCGGGGCCTCCTGCGCAGGATTGCCAGTAACCCAGGATAAATCGTGCGTCGTGAAGTATGAGTCAATGGCGGTTACCGAAGGGCCGTCCACGACATCCACGCCGACCTCATGCTGCCAAAGCTTGGTATATCCGCCGCCAATATCTTCAGTTCCGCCAGCCACCGGATACCTGAAAACCTGCGAAAAGTAACCCGAGCTACGCTGAGCGTGAATGCTTTGGCCAGCGTCATACCATGTCTTCTCGCGCACGTTGTAAATAATTGCGTCAGTGCATTCAATAGCCGAGCCTCGAGGATAAAACCACCAGATCTCGCCATAACGAGGGACCTTGGTAACCCAAACCTTTTGGCGTTGATTGTAATTTAGGTTATCAAAGAACCAGTTCTGATTCATTGGGTTTGGAATTTCCTGGACAACACCGTTGTACATCAAGAATCGATCAACACCGCACCAGTAGTAAATCCCGTCGTATTCGATAACGCCCGAAGACGATAGAATCGAAGACTGCGACGTGATAATGTCATAGCGCCAATAATCAGGAGCCCCAATATACGAAACTCGTATAAGGGAATCTAATGACCAAAACAATCCCGAAGGCGCATTAGTACCGCCTCGAACTGGAAGACCTTTGACGATCTTCCCGGTGGCCACATTGACCTCGTTGGCATCAGCCGAATTCCAGTCAAGGGGGTTGCCCTTGGAATTGTTCTTGATCAGGCCCGAATTACCGTAAACAAAGATGTACGGATGAAGAGCTACGACACCACCAGAGACCGAGACAACGTCACCCGTCGGGTCAGGACCGCTTACATCGCGAAGTTCGGTTAATGCCGTGCCGTTGATAGGTCCGTAAAGGACCGGCGAGTTCGTTGTAGCATCAACCTGCGCCAGATTCTGCCCAGGATGAACTAAAAGTTGATTTACGCCACCCTGCGAATCATAAGAAGAGTCGAATTGATAAACATTATTGGCATCAGCGGTGAAAACCGAGCTAATAGTCGCCACTTGGATGCTAAACGGCGTTGTTACAGTGCCGCCAAGACTCGTAGCATCTGCTGAGAGCGTGTTTCCGACCGTATAACCAACGCCTGATTGTGTATAAGCAACCGTAATTGTCGAAACCAGCACCTTGAAGCCTGAGCCAGTACCGCCAATATTGGCCGCAGCGGCTGACAAAGAGTCGCCGGGAGTGTATCCAGCACCCAAATCTGTTAAAACAACCGCAGTAACCGCGCCACCAGAAACCGTAACCGTCGCAATCGCGCTTGAGCCAAGTCCGCCAGTGAGAGGGACATTCGTATAAGTGCCGTTAGTATAGGCAGCGCCTCCCGTAATCGCTCCAAGGGTCAAAATCGGGCCTGTTGTCGTAATAACAACCGACGTTATGACTCCGCCAGCGATCGTAATGTTGCAGTAAAGCGCCGTCCCAGTGCCGCCGGTCATCGCCACGCCGTTATACGTTCCGTTGGTATAACCCGTACCACCTACAAGCGTGCCTAGCGTTGCTACCGGCCCTGTGAAAGCAAAATTAGAAACTCCAGCGCCTACGCCGTTATTATCAACCCCAATAACTTGAACGCCGGAGGCGTAGGAAGTGAAAATATTATTGAGCCCATTACTTGAATCTACAAACATTCCTCGGGTTGGCCCAAAAATCTGATCGGATATTCTTTTGACACCAAGCACTTTTCTGGGACGACCACGCTGAAAACGGACCCACAGGCCATCAGAATACTGATCGCCATCTAAAACAGTTCCATCCCTCCGAATTCCCGGCTGGCTGTTGATCGTAATGACTTTTTCGGTCATTAGAACGCGCCCCCTGAAAGGCCTTGCGCTGTTAAAAGCATCCTGGTAGTACCACCTATAGACCACCCAATAGCAGACCCGCCGCTAGGTCGATACATTCCGGTATTTGTCTCGCCGGTAAAGTTTAATGAGGGCGCAACGGCAGAGCCATCAATGATTGATATAGCAGACCCGCCAACAACAACCGAAGTGGCGCTTAATACGTTGACAGAATCACAAACCAGGGTTGCCTGTTGCGATACTGACAAGGATGTGTTGTTACCGCCGACAACGCCGGTCGTAAACACAACATTCGCAGTTCCTGACGTCTGGTTTAAGGCGAAATAGACTTGAACCGCAGCAGGTAGAACAATCGTTACATTGCTATTTATTGAAGTTCCGGTGATCTTAATAATCGTATTTTGCGCCTGAGCGGGTGTCAGCGTATAAGTAGAACCCGAGGTAACAGGAAGCGTAAGTTGCGAATAAGCAAAAGTTGTTTCTTGACCTAAACCAACGGTATAGAACGCCGACCCAGAACAACAGATAAATGCCGAATCGTTGATTTGCAAAGCAAGGCTCGCTAAGCCATTGATAAGCTCGGAGCCATCAGGGTCAATGGTTAAGAGGCCAGTTCCGCCGTTGCGAACTATCATAAACCAGTCATCCCCGAGCGTCGCCGCCGAGGTTAGGGATAGCGTACCAACACCACCGGTCCATACCATAGCCTTGGCGCGATAGGTTGCATCGGCGGTAAAGCTGCCGCTAATTGTGGCGACTGGGTGAGATTGGTTAAGAGTTGTCGTTACAGCCTTTAGACCATACCCTGCCAGGGATGATGCGTCAGCAGAACTTGACCCTACGCCAAAAGCAATAACGCCCCAGGCGCCTGCTGCCATGGAATTATTTGTTACATAAATGTACTTAGCCTCACCAGCAGCAACCGAAATAATTGTGTTACCAGCGTAATCACGAACCGTAAAAGTATTGGCGCCGGTATTTCTAATCAAAGAATCGGTGCCCACCGAAGTTTGATTAGCAGGGGGCATATAAACCGATAGGCTCGCAACGGAAGCCGAGATTTGCATAACTCTCGCAACATAATTTCCCGCTGCGCTTCCGTCTGGCGGCCAAACAAGATTAAGGTTTGCCGAGATCGAGAACGATTGATAACTGACGTCTGTTGGTTGAATGACGTCGCCCGTGAAAATACTAACGTATGAGGTCATACTTCTTGCACCGTAGCGGATCGATCAATCGTGCGGGTATCGTTCTCAAGCTTAAGCGTCTGTACGGCACGGTCATACAGGGCTTGCCAAAGCTGCACTCGAGAATCGTTCTTTAAGAAGGGCATCGCTTGCAAAAGCGTGCCGTACAACATTGCCTGAGGCGCGTTAATCGTAAACCAGTTCGTTTGATTGGTTGCGTCTAATGGCTGGATTTTTTCGTAGTAAAGGACTTCAATCGCATAATCATCGTCTGGCGTCGGCGCAATAAACCAATGGTTAAAATCGTAGTCGCCATAAAACTTGGGGACCTCTTCCGCTGTTGGCGTGGGCCAATAGTTGCGCATGTACTCATACTTGCGAAGCAGCAAGGGAAATCGCTCCCCAGCTACCGTGATATTCATGGAAGTTGTTTTTCTCCAACGAGTCGGCTTTTGCAGAGTCGGATTGCCCTGAACGAGCGTCGTTGAGACGGTTTGCTGCTGGCCAAGGATCTTTAGCTCGTCCGAGATAATCGATTCGGCCAAGTTGATAAAAGACGGGATCTGATTGATCGTCTGCGCGTCCGAGCGTTCCAGGTAAAGCGTAACATCCGCCACCAAAGACGTGTAGGTCATATTGACAGCCATTATCGGTACCTTGCAGTTTTCTCGCGAATCTTCGAGGGTTGGGCAACGAATTGCTTCCCGGACTTGGTACCCTCACGCTTAGCGCGTGTGGTGGCTGCATACTCAGCAGGCGAAAGCGCCTCTCGCGCTCTCCGGGGCAGGTACCGTTCACCGGTGGCCTTAGGCCCTTGCGTGGAAGGCTTACCGGATTTTGTACCCCAATCCTCGCTCGTCCACTTTGAGAGCGAATTATCCGCCTTTTTAGGCCCTTTGTAACCCCCACCCGAAGCCTTGTACTTTTGGGTTGCCAATTGGGCCTTACGGGCGCTCCATTGGCCCGGATCACCGCCTTTACCGGAGGCTTTTACGGATGCGACGATGCGCTTCCACTTGGCCGGATCTGACTTGGTCGCTGAACTCATCGCATTAACGCGGCCTCGGCCGCCCTCCTACGGGTTAGTCCTGGCAAAACCCTGCCAGCGGCTTTATTCCACTTCAGACACTCATCCGCGGCACCGTCCCAGTTATCGGCATCGATGCGCTTTTTGAAGGTGCTCACCCTGTAGTTACCAAGACCACAGTTGTAAGCCCAGCTTGTAACCGCTGCCATGCGCCTTGGGATTGCTTTTGATAGGCTTGGCGACATCCTGAGCAAACCCCGCACGAAATACTCGACGTGGTGGTCGAGGGCGTCCTCGCACTGCTCGAGCGTCCAGATAGTCCCAGGATTGATTTCCGGGCCCGTAGCGCCCCATCCTATAGTCCAAGGGTGTCCACGAGTCCCAGGGTCTGGATAGGCCATTACACGGCCATCAGGCAAGCGCTTTGCCAGCCCTTCAAAGGGCTTGATCAGTACATCCTTGCAAAGCTTTTTAGCCTCATTCACGACTTGTTGTACTTCTCAATCGATCGTCCTACAAACCAGAACGTAAGCATCATGTTCAGCATGGCAAAATCGTCCTCGTCATAGCTCTTGGTCAAGACTTCGGCCCAGTTAGCGTTGGTCTGGAAGGCTATCGTTAGGCCAGCAGCTTTGACAGCCACGTATACGCCAAATGCAATCCAAGTAAGACCGGGGCGGGTAATAGCAGTGATAAAAGAAGCAAGCCAGCCAGCCTCTTTTGCCGTTTGGGCTTGCTCCTTAAAAGCCTCCTTAATCGTGTCCATTTGCGAGATCGAGTAGTCCACATACTTCTCCTCCATCTTGAACTCGCCCCTCATTTTTTCCAGATCAGTCTGTAGCTGGAACATGGATAGCTCGTGCTGCCGCTCGTTCTTTTTGTCCAAGAACTTGAGGACTTCAGGCGCAAGCCGAAAGATGCCGCCAAAGATGCTGCCGAGTAAACCGCCACCGAGTAGTTCAAACATAGTTACCCTTTAGCGGTTACGATGTCAGCGCCCTTTTTGACCGTTACCTTGCTGCCCTCAACATCAACCTGCATAGGGGGCTCGGTACGGTCTAGTTTATCCAGGCGGGTAATGAGGTCCTTGATGACCTCGAACTCTGGCTTTTCTTGCTTTGGCGCGGTTCCGGCAATACCGTTGAGCATTTGGATCAAGGCTGTCAACGAGGCGCCTAGCAGGCCCATTACAGCGGCAATTTTCTCGCCCTCAAGGAATAACGATGCACCGACACCCACAAGTACGATCAGGAAGATATAAAGCAGCCCATCTTCGCCAATGGCTTTTCCTGCTACTTCTTTGGCCGAATCTTGCGCTTTAAGCTCTTCAAGCCGGATCTTGGCCTGCGCCTTAAGAACCGCCAACTCGTGGGTTTTATCGTCCATCAGATACCCAAGATCTTCTTAACGAACATGGCCGCGACACCTGGACCAAGCAAGACGGCAGCGATCGTAATGTAAAGCAGAAACTCAATGCGCTGCATGCGCTTTGAGCCATCTGCGAAGCGTTTTTCAATATTCTCATATCTGCTGGCGCAAATTGCCTCATGAACAGAAAGTCGCTTATCTAAATCATCGCTCATACAACCTTAACCCTTTATTCTTCGGTCGTATTTGTTTGGTTAGCAGGTCTTGCGGCTTCTTTGATTCCATCGATCAATTGAAACACCTCTTGATATGGGCGCGTCCCCAGGTAGCCAAGAATTTGATTGATCAATTCAATTGACACGCTAAGATTTGTATCGCTGTTCATTCTCGGTCCTTATTTGCAATAATTATTTACTCAATTTTGCCTCTAGCGCCTCAACCTTGTCGGTCAAATCCTTAATAGCTTGCACAAGCACCGGGATCAGTTTGCCGTAAGCAGCTTCTAGCTTGTCGGGATTTTCTGCGTATACAAGCCCCGGAATCGTGACGCCTGCATCAGTCTGCGCTTTGACCAGATCTTGAGCAATGAACCCCGTATCAGGAACACCGACCTTGCCGCCATCGCGCATGTTCCAAGTAAAGGCTACGGGTTTAAGCTGTCTGACAAAATCAAGCCCTGCTTGGATCGGCACAATGCTGGTCTTATCACGCGCATCGGACAGGGAAGTGATGCTTGTGACCTGACATCTTAGGGTTGTTATGCTGGAGTTGCCGAGGGTGATTTCGTTTGAAACAGTAGCCGAGCTTGGTTGCGCGTTGTATCCAAGTATGGTGTTGTTTGTTCCTGAATTATGCGTATTCCCAGCCTGATAGCCTACCGCTGTGTTTTGTGAGCCAGTTGTTGAATTTAACGCACTTACACCTACGGCGACACAAGAAGATCCTGTCGTTAAAGTTTGAAGTGAAGAGGCGCCAATGGCTACATTTGCAGCTCCGGTTGAGACGCTAATTGCTGATAAGGAACCAAAAGCTGTATTAAAACTTCCGGTAGAAGAACCCAAAGCAAAATGCCCTACAGCGGTTTGGTTGCCCCCTATAACATTTGCCTGCAAGGCGTAGTAACCAACTGCCGTGTTGTACGGCCCCGATGTATTAGATTCAAGAGCTCGATAGCCAATAGCAGTTATTTGATCTGCTGTATTATATCTTGCAGCTTGAACACCAACAGCTACACAATAAGATCCCGTTGTTAGGGCTGTCAACGCGCCGTCACCCAAGGCCGTATTTGAAACCCCGGATGTAATGGCGGTGCCTGCATAAGAACCTACGGCTGTATTTGAAGCCCCATTAGAGACAGCCAAAGCCTCAAAACCAACAGCGGTTTGATTGTTTGCTGAGGTATTCCCGTCTAACGCTAAGGAACCAACGGCAGTATTTCGCAATCCTGTTGAATTAGACCTAAGTGCTTGGAAGCCAACAGCGGTTAGATTATTGGCCTCATTGCTAGTTAGTGCGTTTACACCTACAGCAACACAAGAACTTACCGCCGCAGACGAGGAGCTGTAACCTGAAAGAGCACTATTTCCTATAGCAACATTATAGGATCCAGTTGAGGGGAAAGTTAATGCGCTAGCACCCAACACAGTATTATTTTGACCCGAAGTTATATTTATTGCGGCAGATTTGCCAACTGCGGTGTTAGAAAAGGCCGTGGCATTTTTTAGGGCTTGGTACCCGAAAGCAGTTTGACTTTCACCTGTTGTAATAGCATTTAACGATTCATAACCAACAGCCGTGTTGAATCTACCTGACGTAACAGATGTAAGCGCACCTGAGCCAAGTGCTGTGGAAAACGGCGTTGCAGAATTTGTTATACCTGTCAGGGAACTACTAGGTGTGGCCCATGTACCGTCACCACGCCAGAATGTAGATGAAGACGCGCTTGTGCCGCCGTTTAAATTAGCTACCGGAAGGTCTCCCGTTACGCCTGTAGATAATGGCAAACCCGTGCAATTAGTCAGCGTTCCCGAGGTTGGGGTGCCTAAGACGGGAGTTACAAGCGTTGGGGAGGTGGATAAAACGTTATTACCCGATCCCGTGGAAGTTGTTACACCTGTTCCACCATTGGCTACAGGCAGAGTGCCGGTCACCCCCGTTGTCAAAGGCAGTCCGGTTGCATTGGTTAATACCGCAGCAGAAGGCGTTCCTAAAGCGGGTGTTACCAGCGTTGGTGAAGTTGAGAAAACAAAATTGCCTGTGCCTGTAGTACCCGACGCAGCACCAAATCCTGTTGCGATTACCCCTCCTGCGGTTACATTTGCCCCCAGCCTTGCGCCTACGACTTGCACAGCCCCCGCGGTATCCTTGTAATACAGGCGCCCATCTGCATAATTAAGCGCAAGCTCAGCACCATTAGAAGATGACGTTAGGTTAGCCGCCGACGGCACATTCGAGGCCGTTGCGCTACCGTAAATAAGGATTGGGGTGTAACCTGTCTGTGCCATCTCGAAACTTCCTAAAAAGAGGCCTGTGCTGTCGTTAAGTTGCTTGCTTGGCTAGTTGTTAAAAACGATACTGGCTCTAAAATCTCCATAGATTGTCCTTCTGTCTGCCAAGCGCTCTCTACCCAAGCCCTGTCTGCATGGTTCCAGTTCCATTGCCATCCTGCTCTGTCTTGAGGCTTAGGATCTCTGATGATCCATTCCCAGTTTAGCCATACCAACTCTTTGTCAGCAGGAATGTCTGTCGGAGGCGCAGGAGACGGTTGCCAGCCTTCAGTGCCATCTGTTTCAGTGCTTGGGATAGACCCGTTCTTTGTCCAGTATTGCATGGTCTACCTCTATAACGTCGGAAAAGCTGCTGTTGGTGGAGTGAAGTTGGCTGTGTAGCGAGCGTAGCCTTTGGTGACACGGAAGTCTTGGATGTAGCCATAAAACGGATTTATTGGTGTTGTGTCAAAACTTGCGCCAATTCTTGGAACTGTTCTGCTAATGTAAGTGTTTGAATCAGTGTATGTACTACCTACTTGCGTACCATCAACAAACATTTTTGTACTCGTTCCGCTTCTTGCAACGGCAATGTGATACCAAGTATTTATGCTTAACGCTGATGCCCCTTGAATTCTACTGGCCCCATTAAGCCACCATGTAGGCTTACCACTATT